CACCATTGTTTGTTAGTAGTTATAGAGCAAATCAGTATGCTAACGGATTTAACAATGATTTAGAAGGTTTAATACCCGCAGGTTTATATCAAGCATTTAATGAAGCGCTTTATTACTTTAAAAGAGGTGGTGATGATTCTTGGATTATATTTTCCGGAAATAGTTATCAATTTAAGTGCCCTGATCCTATTGAGTATAACACATATAGTTTAGGTTTCTTAAGTTATGATACTAATGTTGATGATCTTTGTAATTCAAACACTGAAAGTAATGAAATATGGTATAGATTACCTGAGATTGATGGAGTAACTGCTCCACCCGCAACTCTACTTGAAATAGCACAGGGCAATATCCCAGTATTTATAAGTGAAAACGCAGCCACTGAAAACTTAACAGAAGGTTTGGCTCCAAGCGGAGTATACTCAATAGATGTAGATGAATATTTTGTATGGAACAACGAAGGTGACGGATTTGAATATAATTGGTATGGCTTTAATAGTCAAAATCAATTTGTAAAAGATTCACAAATTACACAACCTGGAAATTGTGCACAATATGTTAGACCTGATATGAACAGTAATGTCGGTGTAACAACAGGTGACGGTGGATTAAATGACACTAATGTATATTATGCGTTTTATTCATGTACTGCAAATACCGATCAAGACAATACGTTAGGAACAGTTTCTCAATATTGGAATTTATATGTAGTAGATGCTGGCTTTGACATGACGCTAACAGATGAAGGTAATTCAGTGGAAGTAGGAGAAAGTCCACTTAAAGGATTTTTAGAAAGCCTTAACTTGGGACCTAACGACCCAGCAACATTCAAACCAAATGGATTTGGCTGCTTAACATATGTACACACTGTATGGTCAGAAACGATAAGCGATGCAATAAACGTTGTTAAAGCCAGAGGATTCGATAGAAAAGGAATTAAGATATCTGCTATTAACGCGGGTGATATAGGCTTTAGAAGTGAGAATGAAATTTATTCATATGGAAGAGATGCATGCAATTCTTGTAAAGATGATAACACACCATTATCAACATACACTTTACCGTTTATTGATGGTGATGTTATTGAAGCATTAGGTCCTAACTTTAATCTAGAAACTAATTATAAGTTAGACAATGTTTCTAAACCCCTCTTAAGAACAAATCCTAAACTTACAACAAATATTAAGTTAGTAGTAAACGAAAGCGATAATCTATATTTAGAAAGTATAAACGCAACTAAAGAATTGGCATCAATTGAGTATAAGAAGTTTCCAATTAATAAAGATGGAAAATATTCATATGACGTTGCTAATTTTTATAATGTAAACATGACTCCTAATAAGATCATGTTCCAAACTAAAAGAGATTATTCTGATATTACTGTTTTAGATAGTTATGAAAAACAAATCGAGGAATCATATCAATATGGTGCTAATTACAATTTTTCTAAAGCACATGAAGAAGACTTTAGAATTTTTGCTCCAATTTGGTTAGATACACATATACCTAGAAATTTTGTTATCTACAGAGTTAATGATCCCGTGGGTTCTTTGGATCTAAAGGACAACGCTGCTGATAATTTTAGAAGAATACAGAATCTTCTTCAAAACGCAGAGATTATTAAATCATTTGATTTAACTAGAAGTTCTAACATTGGTACGTATTTAAGAAACCACGTCCAAGATGAAACTTTCCCTAAATCTCCGATTACTGTTAATTTTGAAAAGAAAGAAAAATCTAGCTTTAACGGTATAGATCTTATTAAAGGTGGATTTACCAGTAAGGGCGAATACTTATATAAAGACTACATATTAACCGATAAGCCTTTAATAGAAGCTAATGATTATATCACGGATGCCTTTAGAAGAAATGAAATTGCCTCGGCAAATCTAATTAATTTAGAATTTTTATTTAATGATGACCTAGCAGCAGATTATAGTGTAAATAGATATTTTGGATTATTCGTAGATGAAATAGATTCTGGATATGGTAGAATATTTTCAATAGACGGCAAGATTCATCAATTTAAAGAATTAAATTCTTTAGTAGATCCATCATTACCAGAAACAGCAATACCATCACATAAGCAGGTTACTACTATGCCGATGTTAGCGTATGCAAACGCAGGTAATAGATTTTTCAATATTTCTAGCAATACTGTATACGATGATAGTGAATGGAAGGTTGCAATAGAAGATAGCGATAATTACATATCTAGTCAACTAGGTATAAAACAAACTGGTAGGTCAATTGATCTGGTTGAAAACAATGATCATGGCTACGACTTCATTAAGCTAAATGTAGTAAATGCGCCATACACTAACGATTCACTAGGGATCACTAATATTAAAGAGGAAGCTAATAAATTTACATTTATTAAGCATGTTGAGGGCGAGGTAATTGTATTTGCTATTGATAATCCTCTAGATCTAAGTACACCTAAAACATTTTCAATAACGACATCTGCTGAAATGGCAACAACTGTTAAATCTATTTTTAATAAAGTAACTGCCGGAACGGATTTAAACGATCAGCCTCTTCCTGCTGGAAATACAGATTCAGATTTGGAAGATTCTGAATTATTTAGAGATATTTTTGATATAACGTTTGATAGCGTACATCTACAGGGTGTTAAAAGTTTCTTTTTTACAGAAAAAATAGCAAATTTAGGTGATTTAAATCTAAGGATAATTTCACAAGGAGATTGTATTATTAGAAACGATGAAATCCAAACTAATTTAAATCTACAAAATAGCATATACAGAGCAGAATCACAGTTAGAATCAAAGAGATTCGAAGGATATAGATACTCTAATCAGGGTACGTCTACTGATATAGCGGTGGCGTTGGCAGCTTGTATTGATAGTAACGAAACTAGATTTTCAGCATATAATGTAGGATCTTCGGTTTATATCGTAAGCTCTGTTTCAGGTTATGAATTAATGCAATCTTGTTTACTGTTAGGAAAGGGTAATGTTAACGAATTCTTAAGCATAGATAATGCTGACACATTTAATAGATTACAATTAAGAGAGTCTATAGATATATTACCTGGTTGTGCTATTCTAGAAAATTATGATTCTTATTTCTTATCTGGAGGAAATGCACCTGGAAAATCAGTATTTGTAAATAATGAAACAATTAGTGAAATAAGTGCTAATGATTATATAGAAACAGAATACAAGGGCGTTTATAACAAAGTGATCGATGTAGTAGAAGATATTACTAGAACAGACAGTGAATATTCTAAAGTAATATTAGAAAACAAAAACGACTTAAAGGATGGTGACAGTAAAGTTTATTACGAAAACGAAGTTAGACTTGGTTTATTTTCTGCATACAACATATATGACTTAAACGTTGATTTTTATGATACTTCTAATTCTGACATAAAAGAATTAGTATATGAGACTCAATCCGAAATAGATTATGAGCCTTACACAAATGCCATAAATAATGTAGATCCTACTACTGGAATTGAAACCACAATATTAGGAGCTAGTGATATTTTTAGCGAGGATTTTGAATTAGATCCTATTGATTATTTTTCTAATCTATCTAAGATACTAACTGAAGAGTCAGTAGATGATGAAGAAAATAATCAAATAACTTCGGAGTATGATAGACTTAAAGAAAATAACCTAAAGCAGTATGCTATTAATTCTAGAATAGTACCAAATATTAATAAATGGGTACTTAAAGATACAGTAACTGTTAGAGAGCAACCATACTATTTAAATGTTAATGAAGCTTTCGGTAGAACTAATTTTTCTCCAGATTTAACTGTATCTGAAAGAAATAGAGAATCAATGACGCATGAGTGGTTTTACATGGAAAAACCACCAAAATATTTAAAGTATAACGAAATCAACGATACTTTTAGTTATGTTAATTTTATAGAGGGATTTGATTTAAGTGCCAACTTATTTAAAAGCACAACCAATGATTATTTTAATGCATTTATGATAAGCGATGGTTTTGAAAAAACACTTACTGAAGAAGATTTAGTGGATATTTACGATGATATTTTAGAAGGTGATCCTGAAATAAATTCAATAGGAAGTTCAATTACTTCATTTATTAAAACTAATATACTAAAAAAATATTCAATAATAAGTGGTGGTAATAATATGTCACATGCTAGTACTATATTTAAAGGAATTAAAGTTGATTTCAAAAATAGAAAAGAATTTTTAGAAACAACTGCAACAGAAGTTGTGAAGAGCAGTGAATTCAATGGTTATAAATTTAGTGTGTTACTTAAAGTAAACGAAGATGCCGATACAAATAGCATATCATATGAGGTAATTCAAAATAAAAAGTTTAAATTCGTTATAATGTATATTACGTTGAATTTAGGTGATTATTGGATTGATAATAATATGAATAGAAAACTTCTTTATGAATTAAATCACAAAATAGTGTTTGATTCTGACCAAGAAGATTTTACATATGCAGATACTAAATTTAATGGTGCATTACAATTTAATGACCCTTCTATTAACTGGTCAGACGAAGGACCTTACACAATTCCGGGCATGTCACACATAAATGGATCTTTACCAAAATTTGATTCTCAAATAACATTGGGTGATGATGGTTTATATGGAGAGATTCTTTTAGATTTATTTCCAAATGACGATACTAATTCTATCTATAAAGTTTCAGTAACCGCGGTAGATTCAGATAATTCATTAAAGATATCTGGTAAACCTGTCAATATATCTGATAGTACTGATATTTTAAATGTTGAATTTTTACCTAATTCTATTCAAAGGGGTGCAGAATACACATATGTTGGCGGTGGAGCCAACGCACACAAAGTTATTTTAGAAAAACTAACAGCAAAATCAGTTGCAGATTTAGTTAACCTAAACAACGACGAGATTGTATACACTACGATTGATGTTGATGGAACTACACATAACAATAGATTTGTTATAAACTTTAGTGATGGAACAGAAGTAATACAAAGGTCTGAGCTTAATATAGAAGAAGATACTGATAAACCTAAAAGTTTTAAATTGTTTAAAGGTAATATAGGTTATAATTTAATGTCAGAATCTGAATACTATCCATTTTTAATTAGACATAATGGAAACTACACAGTAGACATGAAACCTGTCGTTACATTTACAGATCCATATTCTCACTTTAAAGTTAATAGATTACACTTGACAAATAATGCAAATGAACTTAAATTTGAGGAATTGCTATATAAACACTCTTTAACAAACTTAAGTGAATTTAATAGAGCAGATGCATACTACAGAAGATATAACAGATGTGGCGTTATGTTTAACTTAGGTTTTATTAGTGACGATGGAACACATGATTCAAACTGGGGATTGATTCAAAATCATTTCTATCATAAAGTAAATGAAATTAATCCAAGTGGTGTAACTAAACTTTCAACAACGAGTGATAAATTACCATTATACCCTCTTATTGGAGAGATTGCTATTGATAAAAAAGACATTAATGTATTTAGATCCTCTTGGGATTCTGAATATTATACTAGGTCATTAGCTGGTGGAAATTCTACCAACATACCTGGTACATTTGATACACATGAAGAAAGATCTTATTTAGCATCAACTATTATGAAGCCTAAATATTCATATGAACTTCTTGATTTTAATACATCTTATGTTAATTCTGAAGAAGAATTGGACGAAATTCTGATAAACAGCGCTAACACAAGTGACGTTGTAGTATATGAAAATATAAATTACATAATAGCAGATTTTTATGTAGCTGATATTTTAATTACTAAACTAGCAAAAGAAGGTGTACTAGAAAGTATTTCACAATATGTTACTCCATCTAATTCGGCTGGAAATAAAGAAACATTAAACGATGATGCATTAATGTATGCTGAAAATAATTTAATAGAAACATATATTTTAGATTCTATTAGATTGTACACTAAACAATTTAAAGGTAAAGGTTCTAAGATTATAAATGCGGTAACTATTGATCAATTAGACAGTGACGGATTTACTCTTGACAAGAATAATTTTGCGTATAGAAGTCATGTGCAAAAGCCAATGAATTTTAGGTTGATATATAATAAAAGATTAGGCTACTCTTATGATATAAAACCTATGATAAAAATAAAGTCATAAAATGGCAATCAACATTAGAGAAATATTACATCCAAGTGATTCTGATTCTATTAAGTTTGAGAAAATCAACTATAATTTTGACCAGATACTTGCAAACGGAGGTGGTCCAAGAGGACTAAAGGGACAAAAAGGTGACCAGGGAAATCCAGGTTTAACTGGAACTAAAGGTGACCAGGGAATAAAGGGTGATCAGGGACTAAAAGGTGAAACTGGTACTACTAATACTCCATGGTCTTCTGTAGATCCAAGTAACGACACCACTTATAAAATTTTAAAACCAAAGAGATTAGGTTTAACTTACACCCCTGTGGTTTTTATAGGTGATGAAACTTTCGATGAAACTTTAACGCAAGATGGAACAAACACTGGAATCAACTCTAAATTAACTATAAAGAAAGATTCTATTGCCTTTGATAATTATATTACATTATTAGATGATATAAGTGGTGAAAAAATAGTATTTACAGGATCATATGATCCTGGTCAATCTATAACTAGATTTGCTATTCAAAATGCATTTCAAGCTTCTAATATTCAATTTGCAATAAGTGTAGATTATATAGATTTAGATTCTAATAATAATACAAATATTACAGGTGGATCTGGTGTTAATATTCAGTCTGGAGGAGACTCTAATATTAAATTAGAAACTTTAGGAAATGGAATATTAGATGTAGATTCGAATGCTGAATTTAAAGGGTATGTTAAATTAAATAATACGTCAGACCCAATAGCACCAAGTGCTGGTATGATTAGATATAATTCAAACACCAATACATTTGAAGGTTATTTTGCTAGTAATGAGTGGAAAGAACTATGTACTGAGTGTGGAGCCGGAGTATCTAACTCTGTAGTTATAGGTGGTGGAAATATAGATGCAAACGCAGATGGAACTCCAGTTGGAGGTAGTTGGGTGACTCCAACACCGACTCCAAGTTCAAGTGCAATACCTCCGACTCCGACTCCAAGTAGTTCGGCATCGGCAGACGATATATTTGTTACATTTAATAACACATCACTTGCTCAATATACATTAGATGATGATAATGGTGGAAAAGGAGGAGGGCCTGGCTCAGCCTCACTAACATATTCTTATAATTATAGTGGACAAACATCTGGTAATGATGTACCGACGGTTGTTCAAGCCGATTCTAGAATTAGTGTTACATTTACTCACGGTACATATGCAGGTCTGAGAACATATGGTAATATACACATCGACAGTATAGATACTGGTGGATGTCCAGCAAATGGTTTACAGTTAGACGATTTAATAATAGCACACCCTACTAATAGTAATGCAACTTATACTTTAATCGGTGGTTTAATGCAAGCCTTTACTTGTATTGACTTTAACGTTTATAAAGGTAGTAGTGCACAAGCTGCATGTGGTGAAATAGGAAACGGATCAAGTGTATATTCATCAGCTGATGCAGTTTGGCAAAACGGAACGATATTATATGTAGGAGCCAATGGTTCTTCAACACAAGCAGAAGAAGGTAAATATTATATAGATCATTCTAACGGTGAAGATGTTTGGTTCAATAGAGTAGGTGGACTAGGCTTAGAAATGACTACAAATAAATGTAGTGATTATAGTACATCTTCTTAAGATTAATAAATATAAATATAAAAGAAATAAAACAAAATAAAAAATGGCACATACATACACAAGAACAGTAACAGTAGTTCCAAGCGATGATAATTATGAATGGCAAAATCCTGCAGGATGGATAGCCATTAATCAAGTTGGAAGCTCTGATACGTGGGAGATTACGGTATCTGATAATACAACCAATCAGAACAGATCAGCAGTATTAACAGTTAATCATTCCGATGGTGCAACCACTAATTCTATTACAGTAAATCAAGCAGGTAGTGGCAGCGTACAGGCGAGTCCAACTCCAACTCCAACATCGAGTGCGAGTGCAACTCCAACCCCAACCCCTACACCATCTGAATCTCAGCCGGCGAGTAGTATTGGAATTATACTGGATGATCATAATTCCTCCGGTACAAGATTCACTGGTAGTTACCCTCTAAGTCTTGGGTTTACATTAACGGGTGTTGGAGAAAACATATTTCCAACAAACCCTGATGACGTAAGTAACTCTAACATGAGTGTGGTAATGGACGGAAACGTATCAGGTAGTTCACAACAGACAAGTAAAGGCCAAGTAACAACATGGACTGGAACTTATACGATAAATCCTACAATTTCCGCTGAAAACGACATAGATGGTGACATTGCATTAACATTCGGAGGTTTAACTGTTGGTGAAAGCTTCTTCTATAGAATTCAAGGTACATCACTCCCGGAGGAAGACGATGAGGGAGGCGTTAAATTTAACGGATAAAAAATGGAAATAATTAAGAAAATATTTGGCAATAAGAACACCCTTACATTTGTATTGGGTGCTCTTTTTGTGTTGTTATTTTTAAGACAATGCAACCAAGTGGCCTCTTTGAAACAAGATGTTAAATATGCACAAGAAGATGCTAATATTTCTTTAAATAATTTATTAGCTGCCCAAGATTCTGTTACAGTTTTAAAAAATGATAACGGTGATCAATTGGCACAAATAAGATCTTATAAAGTTGATTTATCAATTAAAGATAATAAACTCATCAAGATGACTAATAAGTATAAAAAAGCACTAGACTTAAATGATGATTTATCAGATGTTAATTCATTGATATCTGCTGAGTTAGAAATTAAAGATAGTTTACTAGCAAATACAAGCGTAACTCAAATAGATTCAACCACTGCTGAAGTTAAATATGAATCATTTAAAGATTATGGTAGTGGTAACAGCAGATCTCTATTTGGAACTTCTACATTAAAATATGATTTCGGTCAATTTAGAGTTTTAGATAGTAAATTTGAATTAAAACAAACATTAAGTTTGTTTGCTGCTATAGAAAGCGTAGACGGCGCAGATAAATTAAAATTAAGTACTAGTTATCCTGGTATAGAAATTAAAGACATTGAAAACATAAACTTAATCAACACTCGTTTAAATAGAAAACTTGAAAAGAAATCAGGATGGTCTATTGGAATTGGAGTTGGTTATGGAATAAACTTAAATAATAATCAAGTAATTAGTACTGGTCCTTCTATTGGTTTAGGAGTGTATTGGTCACCTAAATTTTTGAGATTCTAAACAATATGGCAAAATCATCAAGATATTTCAGGATAGACGAAGACGTTTTATTAGAATTCATATATCACGATCAAAGTAATCCAGACGCTACTAAAATTGAAGTAGACGATAACGGCAGTGAAGTAAAATTCTTAGACACTGTAAGAAATGTACCAACTGCCTCTAGGCATTTAATAAATGAACTAGGTAGTGATGTTGTAAACTTTGACGTTACAACAATTAGTGGATATTTATCTATTGAAAACTTTGCTGCAAGAACTTTACTTTTACAAAATGGTAAAACCTATAAATTTGATTTATCTGCATTAGATAATCCTGAATTATTCTCAGTTAGTGGAACTTTAGGAATATGGTCATATTCATCCGTTACTAAAATAGGTAAATATATTCCTAATCAAAACGGAACAGTTGAATATAATTACCCAAATCTTATTGGTGGTAAAGTAATAGTAGATACTAGAGCAAATCCTCTGTTTTCTACACCAGATGAAGTTACTGGTAATGATATTAATCAACCAATTGGAAGATATCATGGTGTTAAAGTACCTAATGATGAATCTAGATATGCATTATTAGGATATGATTCAACAGGATATTATGAAATGTTTAATTACATAAACAACAATGCAGGTTGGACAGGTGGTAATGAAGCTGATCTTATTAATTACCAAGTAGAAGCTACTCAAAATATTAATTACATTCAATATGATTCTATAAGGTTGCATTTAAAAAGCGGATATAGCTTTTCTGCAAGAGACTATGAAGGTTTCTTATTAGAAGTTACAGCAGATAGAACAACTGGAATTAAAAATTATTTAACACAGTTAGTGTATCTTAACACTAGTAATTACGAATATGCTAATCCAAGACCTTTTATTTTAGGTGAAACTTTGTGGAGCAAATTTATTGAAATTAAAATTCCTTCTATCATAGGTCAGAATTCAGAATTTAAAGATAGATTTTATGGAGATGGAACAATAGGATCAAGTGATTTAGATCCGGCTACAAACTATGGAATTAGTTTTAAACTAATAGACAGGTTAGAGGTCGGTAATGGTTTTGATTATTTTTACACAAGTGAAGAAAATAAGTTTAGTGTTTCTAGAGAAGATGAGTATCAAGATTTTACTGTTGTAATAGAAGATGCAAATGATGGAGACTATTTTAAAATATATGGCGAAAAAGATAACTCTATAGGGGCATTCGAGGCATATGTGTTAGAAAGAATTCAAACAACATCAGATGATATAATAGCAATATTTGATGTAGATGTATTTGAACAAATAGGTACTGCATATGTAAAGACTAATGAATTAACATTTACACAGTATGAAGATTTTAATGATCCTATACTGTTTAGACCTATTATAAAAAATGCAAATATTGCTGTTAACTTTTCTATTGAAGTAACTATGCGAATTTATAATCAAACAGACAATACACAAATAGTTAAAAGAGCTAGTATGATTTTAAATCAGGCTGGCAAATACGGTAAAAAACTTTCGGCACTAAAAATCAATAGCCCTAATATAATGACTGAGGTTTACAATATATTACCCAATTTGTCAGGTAATAAAGTAATTAAAAGTTTGATTATGGATAGTGTGCCTAGATCTGTTAAAGTTGTGCCTGCATTTATGGAAAGACACAATATTATAGCAACATCTTCTAAGGTTAAATTAGAAGGTGAAGGTGAAAATCCAATGATCAAAGATGTAGAAGAAATTGAAACTTCTGCATTTATGGTTGAAGGAGATATTAGAATTAGTATTCCACCATTTGCATGTTATTTTAAATTTGTAATTTCTAAAAAAATAGGAGATGATATTCAATTTATTTCTTTTGAAAATGCTGAAAGATTAGTATTATCGTTTGGAGATGGCACAAATAAATTAGTATTTAATCATATATCTAATAAAGACATAGATATGGGTGAAGGTGAAGTTTTATTTAAAATAAACGAAGCTAACGCTAAAGCAATTAGAAACATGAGCAACAACAAGTTTTATATTAGTGTAGACAATGGTATTGAACAAACGTATGTGACCTCTGGAGAATTTATAAAAGCATAATATGATTTTAAATAGTAGGAATAATACATTTGACTTTAAGTTCCCTAGGAATTTTATACCAGCAGAAGTAGCCGAGAAATATAAAACGTACCTAACAAAGGTGCCTGGATCAATGTTAGCAGAACCTATAGATTTTGTTAATTATTCTATACAAGGTGTAAATATACCAGGTGTTTCTTTCGACCCTATATCACAAGCAGATAATGATGGTTCTATAAGATACCAAAGAGGTGCAGTTCCTATTCAAAATACAATTGAAAGACAGTTTACAGTAACTATGCAACTGTTAGACGGTTTTATAAATTATTGGATAATGATGGACACTTTGTTATATTATTATGCAAGATCAACCACAGAGCCATATACAGAACCTTTAACGTTAAGGATTTTAGATTCTGAAGGTGCATCAGTTGCATATATGCAGTTTGCTAAACCAATAATGAACTCTATTAATGAACTTAATTTAAACTTCTCAGACAACATATCTGAATTCAGTACATTTGAAATTAATTTTTATTACAATCAACTTAAACTAAGAATAGAATTAGACTAATATATAAGATATGAAACATTTACTTACATTAGAAAGTTATTATTCTTACAAAGATTTTGAAAGAGGAAGATGGGGAACTCCATCCGAAATAGAAGAAGATTTACGTATGAGTATTATTAAATTACTAACATATGCTGATATTGCAGATAACTTAGATGATGTTATATATGTAGATCAATCGAGCGATAAAGGTATTAAGTGGGAAATTACTATAAAACACGCTGAAGGTAAAGATATTTTACACGCATATAAAAGAACTAACTGGAGAGGACAATATGAATTCTATTTAAACAAGAAAAAATCTTCTGAATATGAAATTCAACAAATGTTCTTACAAAAGTTTGTATCACCGCTAGATCAATATTTAGCATCTATGAAATCATTTGATAAACACTATCAATATGCAGATGATAACAGATCATATAAAAGTGGATCAGCACATGCTGATAGATTAAGAGAAATGTATAAGGTTTTAAAAAGTGCCGAAAAGAAAAAGGCATATAAAGAATTTGTAAAGAAACATAAAACAGAACTTCCTTTTAAAGATTTCTCTGGAGCATAATAAAGAAAGATATATACAATATGAAAACATTTAATAAATACTTAGTCGAAGAGAAGATTACTGATCAAGACATGGATATTCTTAAAGAGAATCTAAACTCTGAATGGTCTCCTGAATTAGAGGCTAAAATAGATGCAGCTATCGATGAATTTTGTAATACATATCAAAAGGAAGACGGTACTTATGATTTAGATAAGCTTAATGAAGAGATGACAAATGAAGGTCTTTTAGGATCAATAATAGGTGGTTTAACTGGTTTTGCCTTAGGTAAATCGGTTGGTAAATTATTAGCTAGAGTACTAGGTATTCAAAAGGGTATATTATATGATTTATTAACTTCAAGACTTGTCGGTGCCGCACTAGGTGCTAGTCTTGGTAAAAGATTCTAAATGAATTACGTTTCAGTAGATTTTTCTTTAAATTCTCCAGGTATTTGTATTTTCAATACAGAATCCAACACACATCATTATATAAGTTACGTTAAACCAGGTTTAGGTACCAAAAAGGAACAAAAGCTTCAGGAAGATATAGGCTTATTAGATGATGTCACATTAATTTATCAAGAAGATTGGAAGACCACATTTGGAGATTATTCAAAGAATGAGTTAGCAAAGGTAAGAAGATATATGGCAACTGCTGACGCTATTATTAATATTATCCTTAATGTTACAAAATCTAAACAAGATTATATAGTTGCATTTGAAGGTACTTCTTATGGTTCTAAAATGGGAACTAACAATATAATTGACATGGCTGCAGGTGCGGCTATTCTTAAAGAACAGATGATTACTCAACTTCACGTTAAAGACATATTGACTGTGGCTCCTACAACTATTAAAAAGTTTGCTGGTAAAGGTAACATGAACAAGCTTCAGTTGTTTGAGGCTTATCAGCAAAATGTGAACGATGACCCAATCTTGGCTCGAAGCCCCTTGCATTCTATGGTTAAAAACTTGGAAATTGGGAAAAAGATCCCGAAGCCGTTAGACGACCTAGTCGATGCATATTTCTTGGTTACATACGTTTCAAACCCCTCCACCTAATCTTTCCTCCAGACTTAGATAACATTTGTTATATGCTAGTTGCGAGAAACTGTTTCATTTTTTTATTATTTATTTTTAATAAGCCTCTCCATGAAACAATTGGGAACTAAGATATATAATATGTATAATAATTAAAGTATTAATTTATATGTTGATTACTATTGAATACCTTCGTCTAATTAAGATCCTCGAAAAAATGGTGATAGCGAACCAGCTTACTGAAAAGGAAGCGTCAGAGTTACTTCACAAGTCAGGACTGATTAAGTTAGAGGAAAATAGATGGAAGGAACCTTCAGGAGCAATCTTAGAAATAAGTTGAAACTATTTATTATTATACACTATAAGGTAACGAAAGAACATTAAAGTAATTTCAAGTATTAAACAATTAAACAATTTAAAGGTATTATGAGCGAATCATTTGACATTTTTAACTTGGGCGTAGAAGACGTAGAAACGCATCAGCCCGAAAGAACAACAGTAAACGAAGTTTACAAACCAACTGCCGATGACGGCAAAGACGGAACTTATAAAGCACTAATCCGCTTTGTTCCAAATCCAGAGAATCCAAGAAATTCTCTAATTCAAAAATACGTACACTGGTTAACTAATTCTAGTGGTGACGGTAAATTGGTAGATTCACCATCTTCAATAGGTGAAAAATGCCCAATTGCAGATGTATTCTGGAAACTGAGAAAATCAGATTCAGCAGTAGATCGCAAGTCATCAGAGAAATTAAAGAGACGTCAGCAGTACTATTCTTTAATTAAGATCGTAAAAGATCCACAAAATCCAGAATTAGAAGGTACTTACAAAGTATTCAAATTCGGTTACAAGATCAAAGAAAAAATCGATGCTGAGCTTAAGCCAGATTTCGGTGAACCAACACAGGTGTTTGACCTATTTGAAGGCAAAAACTTCGAATTGATCATTACTCGCCAAGGTGAATATAACAACTACGATAAATCTAAGTTCTCTGCTAGTACTTCTGCAATTTTAATGGGCGATTCTCCAGCAGAAAGAAACAAAGAGACAATGACTGCAATTAAAACTGAGCTTGAGAATGCACCATCTCTCGTGAACTATGACTACAAAGCATGGGACGAAGATACTAGGTCTTTTGTAAACGATGTACTAAGAATGTACTTAAATCCTGGAGATTCTATCTCTGCGATGACAAGTAGTTCAACATCTACACCAAAGAAAGCTACTACAAGTGCAACAACAGTAGTTGAAGCAGCAGCTCCGGCTCCTGCAAAGACAGAATCAAAAGAAACTGCTGCAGTTAGTACAGATGATGATCTTGATTCTTTCTTGAATGACCTCGACATCTAATAATAACATAGAATTAACACAAGAGCTAAAGGAAAGAATAGAGTACGCACTTATACAAGTAACTACTCAACAACATTCTAATCCAAATAAGCAATCACTAAAGAGCATGCATGGGCGAATAACCCTTGCATGCCCTTATTGTGGTGATTCCCATAAAGATGATACTGCAAAACGTGGTAATATATTTTGGGACACGCTACAATATCACTGTTATAATTGCGGCCACCATACAAATCTACACACATTCTTAAAGGATCATGGAATTAAGCTTAGTAAAAGCGGTGATTCATTTGCAGTAATAGATTACATACAACAAAATAAATTACAAGTAAGATCAGAAAATGTTCTTAAACCTACTTTATTTGAAGATGTGCAAAAACATGCAATAGACATTGATTTGTTTAAATCAAAATTTAAGGCTAAATCTATTGAACCAGGTGAATGGATATGGTTTCAACTTAAAGATAGGTTATTACATAAAAAATTAGACGAGTTCTTATATTCTGCCAAAGAACATAGATTGTGGATTTTAAATTTAAGTACGGATAATAAAATTATAGGTGCACAAACTAGAAGAATGAAAGGATATGGACAAAGATACCTTTCATATGACTTACCTAAGCTTTATGAAGAAATGGGTCAACCCTTAAAAATTGAAGAAGCAGAGTCTAATCAACTAGCAAAGATTTCTACATTATTCGGGATTATGAGAGTGTCTTTTCAAAGGCCAGTAACTTTATTTGAAGGACCACTTGATGCTAAATTTATGTCAAACTCGTTGGCGTTAGCAACAGCTGGAAGATCTACTGAAGAATTTGATGAAATCGAAACAGTAAGATATATGTTCGATAACGACGACACTGGTAAAAAGAAAATGATAGAGAAGCTTAAGAAAGGAAGACCAGTATTTATGTGGTCCAAATTTCTAAAGGACAGTAATTTAGATACATATAATATCAAAGATCTTAATGATTTGATGATTAAATGTTTTGAGTTAAAGTCAGATGCCTTTAAAAATATCAATAACTATTTTACATCAAGCCAACTAGATTTATGGTATATTTAGAAGAACTAACATTTATGGTTGAAGAAAACCTAGAAGATTTTTATAACGATAGAGACCGATTTAAAGGGCATAAACTACTCATAGACTTTGAGGCAGTAGAAATTCCTGATGACCCGAATACACCTGATATTGAGTTTAGCAAGCCTAAGTTTAAGAAAAGACAAACAACTTCTAAGCACATAAAACCAGATCCTAACAAAAAATCATTATTTTAAATGAGTAAAGAAAAGATATTAGCACTCGATGAAAAATTGAGTTCACAAAGGGCTGGATGGTCAAAAAACATTAAAGATCTAGCAAGTTCTCTAAGAAATATAAATGCAATGGAAGAAACCATATCAGGAGTATTATCTTCTAGACAAACTATGGTAGAACAAATAGCATACCTAAATACTAAGGTTAAAGAACAAAAAAACAACATAAATTCCAGGTGGAGAGAGGCATATATTAGATACTTTGAATATGACTATAAGCTTGGCGAAAAACAAAAAGAGCGTTTTATTGAAAACGATCTAGTACAAGAACATACAAAATTATCTCTTTTAGAAAATCAATTAGATTTCATGAAAGAATCGGTAAAAACCCTAGATAACATGGGATTTGCCATTAGAAATAGGTTAGCACTTAAAGACCTGTAACTAAAAATAAAAAGTCCCATTAAATGTGGAACTTAGTTTAACAGAAAATAGACAGTTGCTTCGTATTGATGATGCAACTGAAATGGAGCTTGAACAACTTAATATCTCCCTTAACAAGAGAATTGAATCGTGGAGATTTAATCCATTAGTTAAGAAAGGATTGTGGGACGGTTACATATCTTACATAAAGGATGATAAGTGGATTCCATCTGGACTATGGAGAGAAGTCATGTCAATATGTAAAGAATACGGATATGAACTTAAATTAAATGGTATAACTGTCCTATTTGACACTGAAATAAACCAGGAAGAGTTTACAGAATGGGCCTTAAAGTTTTTTGAGAAATCAGAAATAACTCCCCGCGACTATCAAATAGAAGCAGCATTTAATATCCTTAAATTCAGAAAATGTTTATCAGAGCTTGCAACCTCTGCAGGTAAAACATTAATATCATTTTTAACAGTAGCATATCAATTAGAAAAAAAGAAATCAGAGAGAATTCTTTTTATTGTACCTAACGTTTCTCTTGTTGTACAAGCTAGTGAAGATTTCTTAGATTATAATTATAGAAACTCAGTAGATATAAAAGTACAACAAATTTATTCTGGTCAAAAAATAAGACCCGGTAGAAATGTAGTAATTGGAACATATCAATCTCTTGTTAAAAAGAATAAAGAATATTTTGAACAATTTGATGCAGTAATAATTGATGAGACACATAAGGCCAAATCTACTTCAATTAAGACAATATTACAAAAGTGTGTAAACGCTAAATACAGATATGGTTTATCTGGTACTATTCCAAAAGAAGGTACAATAGATAGACTTACACTAATGGCATATACTGGTCCTTTGATCACTGAGGTTTCTGCAAATTTCCTACAAAATGAAGGACACATTGCAAAATGTAAGGTTAAAGTTATTAAAATGGATTATGCTCCTCAATCTACAAAGGATGCATTTAGAGAAATGTCACAAAACAGATATGAAAGTAAAGATGTATTCAAATTTGAGCAAAACTATGTTATTAATTCCGAAGGGCGTCTTAATTTCATTTCGAACATTATATCCAGAGTACGAGGTAACAGTCTTGTTCTTTTCCACAGGATCGAACATGGTAAAAAACTATACGCTAAGCTTAGGCAAGAGAGTGATAAGACAATATATTATGTTGATGGCGGAACTGAAACTTCGATCAGGGAAGAATATAAAAAGAAAATGGAAGAAAATGCAGATGTAGTAATTGTTGCTTCATATGGTACCTTTTCAACCGGAATTTCTATAAAAAGAATACATAACATATTCTTCACAGAATCTTTTAAATCAGAGGTTGTAATTAGACAATCAATTGGTCGTGGACTAAGGCAACATAGTTCAAAGGACAGTGTAAATATTATAGATTTTGTAGATGATTTATCATCTCCAGACTGGGATAATTATCTAATTAGGCATGCTAAAGCTAGACAAGCCATATATAAAGAACAGAAGTTTGCATACGATATAAAAAATGTGTCGTTTGAAGGAGATATATAATAAAATAATCATAATGAAACAAATATAATCATAATGGAAAAACTAAAATCATTTGAGCAGTTTGCTAAGGTAAAAACTGAAAACGATAAAGCTCAATTACAAGAAGAACAAAATGCAAAAAGAGAATCTGAAGCTAATACGTTTAAGGATCTCTTATCAGAATTTAATGTTACATCTGTAAAAGAATTATCAGAAGAACAAAAATCTGAATTCTTTACTAAATTAAGAGGTGTTGAAATGAACGAATCCTTTTTAATCATAGAAGGAACTAGAGGACAATTTGGTAAAATAGACAAAAGAGGTAACATAGAGTCTGTGTATACACATTATGATTCATATCCTGATAACATGCTACCACTTATTAAGAAAACATATTTAAAAGGTGGTTCACCACTAAACATGGTTCTTAAAAACGGAGATAATTCAGGCCTAGAAGCTGATCCAAGTGGAATGAACTACTACGGAGGATCTGATAATATGAAAGGTAACGTTAAAAACATTGGCAGATATATTTCAACTGCAGGTGATAAAGGCGGAGCAGAATTCATTTACCTTTTTGATGAAAAATCAGGAAAGTGGTTAATGGCAGATATCTATGCAGGTGATAAAGATTTAAAACCAGCATTTGAATCAGTAGTTAATGAATCAGAAGCTGAAAATATCTTACAGGATCTTTTAGATGAAAGAGGAGGAGACATGGGAGAATTACACGGCATGGAAATGGAAGATGCTTTAGATACAGTTGAATCTTATGGACATAAAGGTTCTAAAGCAAAAAAGATTGCACAAGAATTATTTTCAATGTGCAATGAATCAGTAGTTAATGAAGCTATTAAAGTAGAAGGTAAGAGAGATGCTAAAAAAGTAGTAACTCAATACAATAAAATTTTATTCTCTAAATTAAATGCAATTGGCGCATCTAACGATAAGAAAACTTTATTAGGTGCAATTAAAAAATTATTCTTAGATTCAATGGAAGATGCTAATTTCCATAGAGAAAGAGAAAAATGTGCAGGTGCTATTAAAGGTAATATAGGATCTATTCCAGTAATAGTTGATGGTTTAGGCAAAATGTCAGTAAACATTGGATCAACAAGAATTAAAGATGCATTAGAACAAGAATATTCTAGAATTTCAAATGCAGCTGGATGGTCAGGTCAAGGTATTGCAGAAGGAACTGCATTATTCTTAGAGCAGTGTGGCTTTGCTAAAATGGGACAAGATTTACTAGATAGATTTAACTCTTTCTTTGAAGGTGAAGTAAAAGACAACTTTGAATTTAGAATGTTTGAAGCCATTAAATATGCAGAAGGTGTATTAGAAGCTTCTGTTGTTATGGATGCAACAGATCCTGGATCTAAAGTATTAAAAAAATTACTTAAGAAATATAAGGTTACAATGGAGATCATTGATAATAACGGACCGAGTGGATGGCCAGAAGTTGAATTAACAGGTTCAAGAGAAGATCTACAATCAGTGTTAGCATCTGATGATGGTTGGGGTGACCCAGAATTAGGAGAATATATTGAAGAATCTAATGAAACTTTTAAGATTAAAGTTAAAGCTTTAAATGAAGCTAAAGGAGATTTAACAGTAGGCGATAAAGGTGTAGATTACAATGACAATGTAGTAGAAGTTATTGAAATAGGTAAATTTAAAAACATAGCAAAATCATTTAAAAAAGAGATGAAAGCTGATCCTGCTGATTACGGATATGAAGAAGCGGCCGGAGAATTTTACCTTACTAAGAATATAGAAGCAACTGAAGGTAACGTAGGAGATTTAGCAATCTATCCAGTAAAATATGATATGGCTAATTACTGGGGATTAGAAATAATAAAAGAATCAATCGTTACAGAAGCAGAAGTTACTTCAGATGAAGAATTTAAAGAGTATGCATTTTCAGTATTAAAGAAAGCATTCGGAGATGACTTTGACGAAGATAAGGCAGGTGAAGTTGTAGATGGATTAATTTCTAAAAACTCAGGAGATTATGGTGCTATGGTTGGTGCCTTAAAATCATCACTAGGGTAAAAACAATATATAAACTAGAGAGCATAACACTCTCTAGTTTTTACTTTCAACTACTATGAAAATATATACAGACTTTAGTACATTTATAACCGAAAGGGTTCACTTACAAGAATCTAATTTAATATTAGAAGGTGGAGCAGCCGGTCACATGTCACACCCGTTTGATAACAAGTCATTGACATTTGGTGATTTTAAAAAGCTTATAGAATCTGGATTAAGTGGAGAACTTAATTTTGAAGAAGATCCTACTGAAAAAACAGATGGTCAAAATTTATTTGCAACTGTTAAAGATGGCGAAACAATGTTTGCCAGAAATAAGGGTCAAATGAAAAATCCAATAGACCTAAACGGTATTATTAAGATGTTTACTGGTCACGCTTCTAAATTAGTAGAAGAAACATATATTTTCGCAGCAAAAGATTTAGCTGACGCTTTACCAAAACTTAAGGATCAATCAATGTTTGCAAATGGATTAAATTTCGTTAACATGGAATTAATCTACTCTAAAAACCCTAATGTGATATATTATGATAGAGATGTCATTCAATTTCACAATATAGTAGAAACAGACGGAGAAGGTAATCAAACAGGAACTCAAAACCTAGCAACAGAATTAGTAGGTGCTTTAAAAGAATTAAAGAAAGATGTCCAAAACACATTTACTATAATTCCACCGCAGGTATTAAAGATTGCTAAAGACGTTGACTTTGAAGCAAACAAGTCAAAATTCATTAAACAAGTAGAAGCATTAAAGAATCGTTATAAACTAACAGATGCTGACGAAGTTTCCAGATATCACGAAATGTGGTGGAGAGAAACCATAGACACAAATTTCCCCGACCTAGAACAAAACCATAAAGAAGGTTTATTATTAAGATGGGCATATGGTGATAAGAAAACTTTAAATTTAAGATCATTAGACAAAGCTATTGGTAAAGACAAAGCTGCACTAATTAAGAAGTTTGATAAAGAAGATGTTAAAAAGAAGTATAAAGAAAACATCAGACCATTTGAAGATCTGTTCTTAGAATTAGGATCAGTAATTTTGAAAAACGCAAGTAACTTTGTAGCTGCATCGCCAGATAAAGAAATGCAAAGACTACATACTCAAATTAGAACTGAAGCTGCTAAGATTAAAAAATCAGGTGGAATTGATCAAATTAAAAAAGTAGAAGCTGAACTTGCTAGATTAGAAAGAATTGGTGGAATAGAGTCTATTATACCAACTGAAGGTTTAGTTTTTAAATATAAAGGACATACTTACAAATTAACAGGCACTTTTGCTGCAATCAATCAATTGATGGGAATCATCAAATACGGCAGATAAAATAAAAATAATATGGCACTACAAAACCTAAAAACATATTTTGAATCTACTAATATCAATGACTTTAATGAGTTATTGAATAACATATGTGTTGTAACAGAAAAAGTGCAAGCATCAAGTTTTCACGTAAGAAAAGAAGAGGTTGGTAAATTTGAATTCTTTAAGAGTGGTTCAAAAACGGCAATGAATCGCGTAGATAGAACTCTCGTTAAATATTATGAAAATGCCATTAAACATTTTAACACTATTTCAGATGAAGCGTTAAATGAAATGCCAAAAGATTGGAAATTTGGATTTGATTATATGGTAGATAAGAAAACTATCGACATAGAATATGACTTATTACCAAAAAACAATTTAATATTAACACACATACAAGTACTTAACGCAACAGATCCTACAAAAGTTAAAAGAGTTATTAGAGACCCTAGAATTCTTGAGAAGTGGGCATCGAAACTAGAAGTACAACAAATATCAGTTTTGTTTGAGGGTCAATTAGCATTAAATCAAAAAGAAGATCTAATATCTTTATTGTCGTTAGGTGAATCAGAATTCAAAACTAAATTTAAGAATGAATCTTTTACAAGATTAATATACAATATATTCGATAACGGTAGAAATAAATCAGCATTAAATCTGGATTTAGATAAAGATATCGATGCGTTGGTAGTAAACTTCTATGAGAATAGAAATCCTAAGAGTTTTAAACTAGAAAGATTCGATAGAATTGAATCAGAACCTAGAAAACCATCTGACATGTATCAAATATCTATACTAGATTTAGTTGAATTTTTAACAAGCTTCGATATATCAGATATAGAATTAAAGGAAGAAGACGCAGATCTTAGATATGTAGAATTAATGTCATCTATATTTAATGCCTATGTAGAAAAACACGCAACTAAATATGTAGGTGCAGATTTTGATTCGGCAGATTTTGCAGAAGGTGAAAACTTCGAACTTAATACAACATATATCTCTAACGAGAAAACAATCTCATTAGTACAAAACAAGGTGTTATCAGAGCTTTTTAAGATAGCTCTCGGTTCTTTTAGAAAAAAGAGAAATAAAGAAACTGCTATTATAAATTCAGATCTTATGTCTCAGATTAACGAAATAGTCGAAGAGATAGAATCTATCATAATGGGTAAAACAAACGAAAAAGATGTAATGGATTTTAAAAAATATCTAATTAATCAAAAATTAAACGGTGATGTAAGTCCAATAATGGAAGGATTAACTGTAGATTATCCAGACCAGGGTAAAAAGCCAGTTAACATGTTTGTTGGTAGATTTCAACCGTTTACGCTAGGTCATGCTAAAGTAATAGATACTATCAGTAAACAAAACGGACATCCTGTTGTTGTAATACTGATTAAATCAAAGACTAAGAAAAAAGAAGATGCATTTAAAAGACCTTATGACGAAGAAACTCAATTAGCAATGCTTAATAAATTAAAGTCTAAATACCCAATAGAAAAGGTATACATTTTAGATAGAGCGGCAATAGATTATATGTTTAACGCAATGAGAGCTGATGGTTACGAACCAGTACTTTGGGGAACAGGAACTGATAGGCTTAAAACATATTCGTATCAAGTTGATAAACCAGAATACAGAGAATCTTTAAATTGTAGAGAAGATTTTGGTTTATTTGAAATCCCTAGATCTGGTAAAAACATTTCAGCAACACAAGTTAGAAATGCAATGCTAGACGGTGATGAAAAGACATTTAAAAAATTAACACCTAGGCCGATTCATAGCATGTATACTGAATTGAGAACAAAATTAGAGGTTTCTATGGGTGTTGCAGAGTCAAAATTCATGACATTTGAACAGTTTGTGAAGAAAGACTAATATATAGTATAAGAATATAAAATATAGAAAATTAAAAATGAAAAAATTCGAAGAATTTATTGGTGAAGGTAAAATCACTCTAAAGAGAAGATATACTGAAAACCATCCAGCACAAACTGCAGGAACACACGCGAAAATTAGAAACAAAATATTAGAAGCTATTGCTGACGGTACGTTAACTCAAGAAGAATTTGATGCTATTTTAAAAGAAATGTCAAATGATTCAGGAAGATGGTTAAGAAGAAACTCAAAATACTTTAGTGTTTCTGAAGCAGGTGTTTCTCTTTCTAAGTTTGGACAAAGAGTATTAACAACAATTAATATTTCTGAAGCAGATCTTGAAGAAGGTAATGCTTTCGGTGATGCTGTAAGAAAGGCCAAAGAAAACGGAGATAAAGAATTCGAATTTGATGGTGAAACTTACCCAGTAAAAGAAGGTAGAGGATTTGTAGCAGCGGCTAAAAAAGCAAAAGACGAAGGTAAAAAAGAGTTCGAATTTAATGGTAAAACATTTCCAGTTTTAATTAAAGAAGAAGCTGAAGCTGAAGAAGAAGCTATAGAAGAAGCAGTAAATGCATCAGGTTATATTAAAGCTGGTAAGTTAGGTTACAATGACCAATTCCTAGGAAGAAGATCTTTATCATGGACATTATCTGTTGATATAGGTTTAAAAGCAACAGACGAATTCGTTGGACCTTGGTTAGGATTTGATCATGTATCATTATACGCGATTGGTAAAAAAGGAGGAACAATTCTTGATGACGCACTAACAGGTAAATATACTTATGACGAATTAAAGGCAGCAGCTGCTGATTTCTTAGGTATTAAAGAATCTGAAGAATCTGATCACATACACGAATCTTTTTCAAGTTTCTTAGAAAGTTTAAACGAAGCTTTTGGTTCAATGAAACTTTCTAAGTTATTTACAAGCACTAGAGGTAAAGTTGATAAAGCATTATCCGGAGCATTTTATGGTAAAACTAAAGTTGCTTTAGATAAAGTACAAGACGAAGATCTTATTGATACTGATCCAATGACAGCGTACAAGGCAAAACAAACAAACACTATTGTTTTCTATATCTCAGATAATGAGAAAGATAATCCATATGCACCTAATGATGGATATGGTAGTAACAAGGTTATCCCAGGTGGAGGTTACTTATTAGCTGTAGCAAGTGGAGGTAATGAATTTTACACAAACACATGGACTAGTAGATATTCCAGCAGAGACAGAGACAGAACTTTAAAAACTACTCCTAATAATTCAAGTGATACTATTGGTATTTCTAAGAAGTATAAAGGATGGGGCGGAACTGGTCTTTATAATGTAAAGAGAATTGCAGAAGTTTCAGATAGAGCAGTTGTTATCAACGTAGATCTATTACAACAAAAATATTCTACAGAAAACAAAAGATCTGAAAGATCAAGTGCTAAAGCTGGTGCGATTGCATTCAAATCTGATAAAGACTTCAAACAAGAAAACAAAAACAGATACACACAAATATTAGCTACTAAAGCAGCTGCATTACCGTTAGATAAAATGGTTTCAGATGCAATTGATGAATTAGCTAAACAAATTCAAGACGGTTTAAAAGCTGGACAGAAAACAGAATACGGAGAAATCTATATTGGTAAAAACAAAAGAGGTTCTACTGTAAAATTAAAAGATGCTTCTTCGCACATGTCATCTATTTTAGACGATTACTCAAGATACTGTGATTATGTTGCAAGATCTGAAGAGTCTGAAAAGAAATATGGTTCAGGTGAAAGATGGTACGAAAGAGAAGCTAAGACATACGCTAAATCTATTAAGGATAGAATTAACAAAATTAAAACATTCGATTACGCTTGGTAATTAATACAATAAACAAATAATATAGAGATGAGACATATTAAATTATTTGAAGAGTTTCTTAACGAAGCAACATTAAAGGAAGGCAGAGACGAAGCATTAGCTAACGCTATTCTTGCATACTTTTATGCAGTTGAAGGAACACCAGAAGGTGACGCTGTAAGAGCATTACCTGGAAATCCAATTAGATATGATGGACAAGTAGGTGAACAAGCTGGTTTATCTGCATGGGGAAAAGATGTTGTAAAAAATTTATCAGGTGCTAGAAGATGTCCTTCTGATTTTATGTTGGGTAATGTTGTAACAATAGCAGCCAATAATGGTAATTCATATTACTTTGATGGTAGTGAATTCGTAGAAGGCGATAAAACTATTATTAAAGGAACTAATAAAATGAAATACAGAGAATTTATCGGTGAACTTATTAAGTTAAAGATAATCGAAACTCCAAAGTATTAATAATGACAAATTCATTTAATTCATTCGTAGAAGAGAACATAACTCCAGCCAATATGGCAGGTATGGGACCAGTTGCACTTCCAGTTGATGGAGCAGACGGTTCTCGTGGATCAGGAGATGTTCCTGCTGGAAAAGGCGATGCTGAAGAAGAATTTAAGAAAAGAAAAAAAGAAAGAGAAGCAATGCTAAAAAACGAATCACACATAAAAAGTTTTGAAGCTTTTTCATTTGACTATGAAGGAACAGATATTAAAAATCCATTCACGGACGAAACTGCAAGAATGGATGTAGATCCAAAGCAGTATTATGGAAAGGAATATGCTAAGTCAGATATTAAAAAGATCATTGACGCAAGCGAAGAGTTTATTAGTAAATACAACGAATGGAAGGAATATCAACCATTAGATGCAGATGAAGATATGCATGCTGATTATGGAGAATTTGTTAAAGCATCTCTAGAAAAACTAAATGTATTAGTTAAGAAATTAGGATAATTTAAGTATCATCGAATTAAACTAAATAAGAGCCCACTAGATGTGGGCTTTTTTTATGAAAAAAAGTGAGCCAGGATTTTTTTATGTCAAATATTTGTGGTATATTAGCAGTATATGAATGAGTTAAAGTGCAAAAATATAATTGAAGAGGTCTATGATGATATAAAAAATCACTATGGTAGATCTAAGTATCAACATGAATTCCCAGAAGTTGAGCTTCACCATAACATTTATGTTAGAATAACAGGATGCGAAGAAGCCGAAGGTGATTGTGATCCAGATGCAGAATACGATAGGCAAGAAAATAAAATAGTTGTATATTATCCTAAAGCTGAAAATAAAGAATGGGTAATCTCAACATTATTGCACGAATATACACATTATTTACAGGACGGAGAAGAAATGCAAAGAATGTATGACGAAGATGGATATGAATACGACACTCATCCATTTGAGTTGGAAGCTATCGCTGCAGAAAAAGATTGGAAACTTTTTATAAAATAAGTCACTCCAGATTTTTTTATGTCAAATATTTGTGGTATATTAGTAGAGTAATTAAAAGAGTAATAGAAATGAAAAAAATCAAAGCAAAATTATTGACTTACTTATTTACCGATTGGGTAAAGTCAGAAACTGATGTTGAAACGTTGATCATGACAAGAAACATGATAGAGCAACGTAAGAATAAAATAACTGGACACACTCCGGTTTTGGGTTTTAGAATGCATGGTACAACTAATATTAAATAATATGAATTATAAAAGATTTAACAGACACGATTGCTTTACTTCAGAAATGAGAACAATGACAATGGATGTCATTAACGCAACAGAGGACGATTCATTAACAAACATGTCATACGGACTTTTTGATGGATATTTATATGATGATTTACTGCCAAGGGCAATTAAGCTTGGTGTAAGTAAAGAAATAGAAAATAAAATCAGAGGTTTAAAGAAAGCAATTGAAATGTTTATTCAATTGACAGATAAAGAAACTAAAATTATATAACATGAATACATTTGATAAAATTAAAATAGTTAAAGAAGCTGTACAAAAATTCTTTGATGATAGTGCAGAACAATTTATACATGATAATGACATCATTTCATGGGAAGAAAATCATATCGTAACAACCGGTACACAGATCATGTGCAAAAAATGGAATGTCAATGACATGGGAGGAGGATTTGTCCAATCAGTCATAGACAATGATTTAAGCAAAACAATGGCTTCAGCTGACAATATCAATATGCACGCTGTCAGATTCTACTGTGCTATGATTTATAACGTATCTAAACCTAAACGTATATAATGTTAGGAAACTAGCACTTTGCAGCCATCAGCACGAGTGCAGCACTAAAAGAGTCGAATAAATAATTAAACAAATTATACTTTGTGTGTATAATAACTAAATAAATCACATGTCTAAAAATAAGAAATCAAACATTCTATCTGAAGCTAACGACATCGTAAATAATCGTTCTGAAGAAAAATCACGCCAATATGGCCCATTCGAAGAAGGTATGAGACGCGCAGCAATGATATTCAATGGCATGACCGGCCAAGATCTTAACGGTTCAGATATGTATGCTGCGCTAGTAGCTTTAAAACTAAGCAGGCATTCATATAATTATAAACAAGATAATTTATTAGATGCAGTAGCTTACTTAGGTGCATTAGATAACTATGTAGATAAGCACGGTTATAAAGAAAGTGAAGATCCATTAAAATAAAAGTATGACAGAGTTAACATTTTTTACAGAACAGGAAACCGATAAGTCGATTAAAGTCGGCATTTGTGCATTGGTTGGTAAAATTAGCCCAAAAATCTCATCGCATAAAGGTGCATGGGCACACATGCTATTAAATCAATTGCAAAATGCTGGTTTTGAAAATGCAGAAGTAATCACATCTAATCAAACTGATTGGAATGACTACGACGCAATTCTAATTGATCACGGTATGGAATTCAAAGGCACCTTCAATATATTTGGAGGATCTAATGATGATTTATATCATCAACTAATGAGGTTATTTACACCAGTTAAAATGTATTCTTTACATCATGCCATGCCAGATATTGGTAACTTAATTAAAACAAGACTAAAAGCTGGTACAGATTTGTTTAAAACGCTTGAATCTAGAATTGAAGAAGCTACAGAAATCTGTATGGAAATACAAAAGATTGATCATATTGAAAAAACTGAAAAATTATGTTTTGGCGATAGTCACTCTTTTGGAATGTATCAAGCAGGATATATGTGTCAAAGGCACGATGGATTAACAATGCACGGTGCACTTAAGCGCGGTTTACAAAGTTATGTTTATCCATGGATAAATGAACTTACAGTTTACATGGGTAATATTGATGTTCGACATCACCTAATGCGTCAGTCAAATCCAAGCGCTGCAGTTAAAGTACTTATAAAAAGATATGAAGAAGAACTTATTGGATTAGGTATTAGTAATATTGAAATTGTAAATGTTTTACCTATTGAAAACGAAAGTAGACCTTTACCAAAAACAGGGTATTATAAAGGAACACCTTTTGCTGGGACTTGGAATGAACGTACAGAATTAGTTAAAGAAATTAATGCCGGAATAGAAGACATGGCACAAAGAAATAACTGGAAGGTCTATAAACATTCAGAAGTTTATTTTAATACTAAAGGTGAATTAACTTTCGATGTAATGGAAAAACCCAAGTCCGTCCACATATCTAGAGAATACTATAGATGGAATATGGAAAAAAACGAAGCAAATAAAAATTTAATTAAACAAACACTATCTTTATTTTAATGAAAGCAGACGAAAAATTCAACATAGAAATTACCTACAACGAATCAGGTAAAACCGAAAACATAGTAATAGAAACCAAAGACATAGAGTGGTCAATGACACAATTTCAAAGAAATAGACCATCGTTTAATTGGAAAATTATAGATTGATATGCAGATATCTCCAAATGAAATAGCTAGAATAGCACAAATAGCATTTGTTCTAGAACCTATAGCTAATAAACCTGGATTAACAACTAGATACACCGATAAGAATAAAAACTTAAAGCTAGAAAACTTCCTAGTTGCCGGTATTAATACAGGAGATTCATTTAGAGAATTAGCAAAACGAGTTTACGAATCCAAAGATTTACCAATAACATATGATATTGCACTACAAGCTCAAAAAGATTCATTTAAAAATAGAATAGGTAGCAGACTTATATACGGTGGTATAATTAGTTTATTTCCATTGATTATAACACAAACACATATCCGGTCAACTGATCCATACCAAATCTTAAGCAATGTAGAAGGTGTATTAAAACAAACACACAGAGAAGATGCAGTATATCTTCAAGAATTAGAAAACTATGCTTATAGTTTTGGGTTTAATCACAAACAATATATGTTTGATGTAAAGGATGAATATGAAAATATATGGGATTATTTAGAAAAAGATTTGGTCTCAATAGGAGAATTAACAAATCCGCAATGGAAAGATAGAGCCAAAACAGGATCATCGAATAAAGAAATATTGAATGGATATCCTATTGTAAAGGGCATGTTAGATCTTTATTATGACACTATAAAAAATAAACCATGGCGAGGAATAAGCCAAACAACAGAAGAAATAGATTTCTTAATAAGAAGAGAATTTCCAAATGCACACATTCAGTGGTTAGCAGATCTACATGTATGTTTGATGTATTTGATCTTATGTCATGACAATAAAGATTTTTTTGTATAAAATAAAAAACAATGAACATAACAACAACCAAATATTACGATGAGTTCTTAAGATATTTTGAGCTAGCCAAAAAACAGCAAGATTTAAGTAATCTTGGTCATGTTCCACATGCAGAATCAAAACTAGATGACGAACTAATGCATCACATAGAATTATATGATGTCGTAGAACGTAAATATGCTGGATTTTCCCAAATAATTAATGACTGTTTTTATGGTTGGAATTCAGATCATCCATATTGGTCAAGAATGGAAGCTGGATTATATACACCTCAGCGAATGGAAGTGGCTACTAATTGGAATTCTAAGAGAGACGAATTTGGACTAGAAGAATGGCTTTACATCTTTATTCTTCACAGAGTATGTGGCTCAGCAATTAATTATGCAACTAAACCATCAGGATATCACAACACTATTTTATTTAATTTACATGAATGTGAAACTATAGAAGAAATGTGTGAGGTGATCAAACATCATCCTACGCCATTTTACACTTCAGTTGGTTATCAATTTCCAGCATTTCCAAAACCACCAAAACCAGAAGTTAATGAAGATTCGTTTGTAGGCATGTCTAGTTTTACAAAACCAGAATATGTGTATAAAAGAGGTGGAGATTATTTCTTGTGTGAATTTGCGCCAAGAATGGCCAGAGACATGGCAAACTTCTTAAGAGAAGGTGATAAAAAAGACTTAAGAGAATTGGGTGAATGGATGTTTAAGTGGAATGCAGATAATGGCTTAAGAGCTTATAGATTTCAATATGCTGCAGTTATTGCAGATGTTTGCGATTGGTACCCAGAATTTATGAATAGAGAATCAATGTTCTATTATGGTACTAACGCAGTAGAATGTATTGGTTATCTTGCAGATCCTGTAGAAAAGAAAGGTAAAAAGTCTGAAGAGTTTCTAGACGCAGTAATGACAAAGATTTATGAAGACACTGGCTCACTTCCATATAATGCAGAAGATGTAGCGTGTGACTTTATTAGATGGATAGAAAATTATTTAAGACCTGGAAAGGATTATGCACATATAAATATGGACACTTTGTGGAATTCGTCCGCTATTAAAGATCATCCATATGGTAGACAAAAGGCTATGTTAGATTTAGGTTTAGTAAAGACATTCAATGACATGACTCAATTTCCATCTGATGATAAAGTATTGCAAAGCGCAGGCGTATCAGTTGAAGAATATAAAAAAATGGTAGCAAAAACATGAGCGAGAAAATAAAAATAAAAGAAGTCAAACCAAAAATTAAACAAACACCAGATCAAGGTGTTTTGTTTACGTTTGATGATGATGTCAATCAAGAATACAGTAACATCACTTATGATGGAACTAATACAGATATAAAATTTAAGAAAAAGAAGCCTGCAGAAAGTTGGATGAAAGATTGGTCAGAAGAATTAAGATTAGCTAAATTCTTTGAATTCTGTCATGAATTTGATAAACGAGAAGATAGGTTACTATTAGAAGATTATCAAATATTTTCCCATAGGTTACACTGGCATGAACATCCTTATTGTTATATGATGCAACATGAGACAGATCTAGAAAAATTACTTTATTATACTATTGTGTTTTCATTCTCTAATGAGCATTGGGGAACCATTACTAAATTAATTAATCAAGGTGAAGAAAAGACCAGGGCGCATTTTGTAGAAAACAGACATGCTAGGAATGATTTATTTCAGATATATTATCCTAAGGGTACAATAGTTAAAGATTGGTTAATTGAAGGACCTAAAAAAGCAGCTAAAGATATGGCTCATATTCTAGAAGATCTAGAAAGGCCATATACAATGATGGAGTTTGCTAAATTATTAGAAGCTTATTTTAAAGAACATCAAAACTTTAGATCACCTTTATATCCATGTAAAAACACAGCAAGATATGTAGCTATGAGTAGACCAGATCTTGTTGATCCTGAATCTATTTTATTCGGAGGTACCGGACATTTCGATGGCATGCAACAAATATTTGGTGGAGTTAATCTTAATGGTAAAGTAAAATATTCTATTGACTCAGATGGTCAATTTATTGCAGAGAATAAGCATGCTGAAGAATGGCTAAGACAAATGGATGTACTTGTAAATCATCCAAACAATCCAATGGAAAGTCAAAAGTATTTAAATGTAGAAGATAAAACATGTTTCTTCTATAAACACATTGCAATTAGCCATGGAATAAAATCACCAACAAAAAGAATTCCATATACATGGATATTTGATGGTAAATTTAATTTAGCTAAAAATCCAGATAAAGAAATTAATGTTAACGCAGACACTACTCGACATTTATGGGGTAGAGATTATCCAAACGAATAAAATATGGCACACGATAAACACACAACAAGTTCAATGAATCAAGATTTAAATCTTATGATGCCTAATAGACAGGCATGGTTAGATTTAGCAGGAGATTGGCAAGATCCACTAGATGATCCAATTATTGTGAATCACGAAGGATTTAATGTAGTAAGAGATGATATGATGGGCTTTGGATCTAAATGTAGATTTGGAGATATTTTAGTACAGAAAGCACCGACTGATACATTAGTATATGTACAGCCAAGATTTGGATTCGCAGGAATTTCTCTTGCATATTTAGCAAAAAAATACAATAAGAAATTAGTGCTATTTATGCCATCGGGTAAAGTAATATCAGATCATCAAGCCATATGTATTGAAAGAGGAGCAACACCTAAATTTAGAAGAATTGCAGCAATGCCTAATTTAAATAGAATTGCAAAACAATGGGCAGAAGATAACAACGCTACGTTTATTCCATTAGGACTTAAACATGAGTTAGTAACTGCAGCTGCGGTCAAAGTTGCATATGATGTAGCAGAAAAACACGGATATCCAGAAGAAGTATGGTCAGCAATATCTACCGGTGTTTTATCTAGATCTTTACAAATTGCATGGCCAGATGCTGAATTTAATGCAGTTGCGGTTTCTAGAAATATTCAAAACGGTGAATTAGGTAGAGCTAAAGTTTGGTCACATCCTAAAGCGTTTGCTTCGGATGTAAAACCAGAATTTGCCCCTCCTTTTCCATCAGCAATGAACTATGATGCAAAGGCTTGGGAATTTATGGTTAAACATGGAAATCAAGGAGCTTGGTTTTGGAATGTAGGTGGACAGCCTTATCCAGAATCAGAAGAAACTAAAGAAAAAACGAATTCAAAAAGAGAATGGGGAGAAGTTTTAGAAATAGACAAATAAAAACTGAAACTATCTCGAATAAGATCATAGAAATAATATACAAAAAAAGAACATGGCGAACATAGACAACAAATGCGCAGATCTTGATATTCAAGATTATCACAAAGATACCAAAGATACATTTGGTTTACTCTTTGACAAACAAAAGGAATTACAATCTAGATTAGGTTTTGACTTTAAGGGTTGGAGCATTAAAGAGATCGCAGATTTCTGGATGGTGAATAAACATGCAATGAGCGATGAGCTTAATGAAATGTTTGATGCACTTGGAGGAATTAATGACGGTATCGGTAACGCAGGTTGGAAATATTGGAAAAAGGATAATACTAAGACTCCTGAAATGAAAATTGAAGATCTTAGTGAAGAAGACAAATTAGAGTTATTTTATGAGTGGATTGACGGTCTTCATTTTTATATGAACTTTGCAATTTCAATTGGTATGACAAGTAAAGACATTGTTAACTTGTACATGGCAAAGAATGCAGAGAATCACGACAGACAAGAACGAGGATATTAATCAACCAACACACTCAATAACATGCTATTAGATATAGAGCAAAAAGAAAACGAAGTCATAATCAGCTATTACGATAAAGAAGGCAAAGTATCATTTAAAAGATATTCTGTTAACAAATTTGAAAATTGGGTAGTCACTGAAGAAAAGGATCGTTGGAAAGATATTAAATTTAGAAACTGGGATAATCGCCCAATTAAGAGATCTATCTCAAGAAGTTTTAATAAATTTAGTTTGCTTTATTTTATGGATTCTCTACCGCAGAAGGATCAAGATGAAATCTTCGAATTTAATATGCCACGTACATATTTTGTGGATATTGAAACTGAAATTGTAGATGGTTTCCCAAAAGCAGAAGAAGCTAAAACCAGAATTCTATCATTCTCTATCATTACACCTGAACGTAAAGCAATTGTTTTAGGTTTAGAAGATATGAGTTCAGATCAAATCAAAAAGATTGAAGATGATACCAACGCTCATTTTAAAGACTATGATCAGGATTGGGAATTCAGTTATTACAAGTTTGATGACGAGTATAACATGGTATATACATTCTTACATAAGTTTCTACCTAAGTTCCCAATGATGACTGGTTGGAATTTCATCAACTATGACTGGCAGTATATAGTCAATAGGTGTAAAAGATTACAAATAGACCTGACTGACGTGGCAATCACTGGATCTTTAGATAGAAACGATAGTAGACCATTACACATGGGAATATTGGATTACATGCAGTTATATGATAAATATGATAGATCTGTTGCTGTAAAAGAATCTAATTCATTAGATTTTGTATCTAGTGCAGTATTAGATGTTGCAAAGATTAAATACACTGGTGGTTTACAAGAATTATATGAAAATAACTTCCAAAAATATATTTACTATAACGTGGTTGATTCATGTTTAGTATATTATATAGATAAACAACTTAGATCAATGGAAGTACTATTGACATTAGCAACTATAACTAGAATGCCACTTTATAAAGCAGCATCTCCAGTGGCAGTAACGGAAGCGCTTATAGCCAGAAAGCTAATTGGTCAAAATAAAAAAATTGGAATGGAATGGAATAAAGAAGATGCAAAGAAAGACGGTAAATTTGAAGGAGCATTCGTTAAACAACCTATTGTAGGTTATTACTCTGGAGTTTCAGCGTTTGATTTTGCATCTCTATATCCATCAATTATGCGTCAATTTAATATATCTCCGGATGCATTTGTTGAACAAGTAAATGAAATGGATATTCCAGAAAGAAGAAAGGACAAGGATGTAATTGTCTGTGAAAACGGAGTTGTTTATAAGAAAGAAGATAGTATTCTTAAAAAGATATTGGCTGATTTATACAGTCAACGTAAAGAATATAAAAAGACTTCTTATGAATATTATGAAAAAGCACATGAACTTGAAAAAAAATTAAAGTCCTAAATTTAGAAAATATGAATAATAGTATGATATATAATATCACTAGCAGCGCTGCTATTATTCTTACATACATCTAAATTATGGATTAGACTGGGTCTTAAATAAAGACCCATTGTAGTCTCAACTGGATTCTGTAAAAAAAATTAAAAAAAATAATAGCAATATGTCAAATCTCTTTAAAGAACGTCTAGAATACAAGCCGTTCGAATACCCTGAATATTACACCGAAGGCTGGCTTAAGCAAGCTCAAGCTTTTTGGTTACACACTGAAATCTCAATGCAAGGTGATGTAAAAGACTGGAATGAAAACTTAATGCCACATGAAAAGAACTTAGTAGGCAATATTCTTTTGGGTTTCGCTCAAACCGAATGTGCAGTATCTGATTACTGGACAAATATGGTTACTTCTTGGTTTCCTAAGCATGAAATTAGACAAATGGCAATGATGTTCGGATCACAAGAGACAATTCATGCTGTTGCATATTCATATCTTAATGAAACTTTGGGTTTGGAGGATTTCGCAGCATTTCTTCACGAACCTGCAACTGCTGAAAAATTTGAATTCTTAACTTCAACAACAGCAGATTACACACATGAAGATTTACAAACAAATCCTGTAGCAAGAAAAGAAGTAGCAAGATCATTGGCTATTTTTAGTGCATTCGCAGAGGGCGTTTCATTATATTCATCATTCGCAGTGCTTTACTCGTTTCAAATGAGAAACTTGTTAAAGGGTATTGGACAACAAATGAAATGGTCAGTAAGAGACGAATCATTGCATAGTAAAATGGGATGTCAGTTATTTAGAGAAATGTGTAATGAATATCCTGAATTACCTGAAGAGATTCACACAGATGTACTTAAAGCTGCAGAATATATGGTTGAAATGGAACACAAGTTTATTGATAAAATGTTTGAGCAGGGAGATCTTGCAAATATGGAAGCAGAAAATCTAAAACATTTTATTATTAAAAGAGCTAACGAAAAAATCGCTGAATTAGGATATAAAGAAGGTCCATTTATGGAATTAGATAGTGAAAAGGCTAGTCATTTAGATTGGTTCTATCATTTAACAGGCGGACATACACACACAGACTTTTTTGCTATCAGACCTACTGATTATGCAAAAGCAGGAGAAGACGAGAATTGGGACGAGGACGACTTATTCGATTAATATAAATAATAAAAATGAACAAAGAAGATAAAGTAAATTACGGAGCGTCCTTAGGTTGGGAGCTAGGTGTAGATTTCCCAACATGGGGAAACACAGAGATATATGTTAAAACAATAAGCAAAGGATATTGTTACCAAGATGAAACGCCTAAAGATGCATACTGGAGAGTTGCAACTACAATTGCTAAAAGATTAGGTAAACCTGAACTTGCATCGAAATTCTTTGATTATATATGGAAGGGTTGGTTAAATCTAGCCTCACCTGTGCTTTCAAATACTGGATTAGAAAGAGGTTTACCTATTTCATGTTTTGGTATTGATGTTGCGGATTCAATTCACGATATTGGTGCTAAAAACCTAGAGATGATGCTACTTGCCAAACACGGTGGTGGTGTAGGTACAGGAATTAATCAAATTAGACCAGCAGGTGCAAAAATTACAGGAAACGGTACATCAGATGGAGTTGTACCTTTTTGCAAAATATTTGACTCTACAATACTTGCCACTAATCAGGGTTCTGTTCGTAGAGGAGCAGCAAGTGTTAATATTGACATTGAACATGCTGATTTCTGGGAATGGCTAGAAATTAGAGAACCTAAGGGTGATGTCAATAGACAATCATTGAACTTACACCAATGTGCAGTAATTCCAGATGGTTTTATGCAAAAGGTTGAAGCTGGTGACAAAGAATCTCGTAAAAAGTGGGCTGCGCTCTTAAGGAAGCGTAGATCTACAGGAGAGCCATACATTATGTATAAGGGAAATGTCAATAGAGCAAATCCAGAAGCATACTCAAAGAATGGATTAAAAGTCTATATGACTAACATTTGTTCAGAGATTACATTACATACAGATGAGAATCACTCATTTGTTTGTTGTCTTTCTTCTGTAAACTTAGCTAAGTACAACGAGTGGAAAGATACTGATCTTATTTACACAGCAACTTGGTTTTTAGATGGCGTCATGGAAGAGTTTATTCAAAAGGCTAAATTCATGAGAGGATTTGAAAATTCAATTAGATCTGCAGAAAAGGGTAGAGCACTAGGACTTGGTGTATTAGGATGGCATACATATTTACAAGAAAAGAACATTCCATTTGATTCTTTATCGGCTCAATTCGAAACACGTAAAATCTTTTCACAATTAAAGATAGAATCTGAAAGAGCATCAAGAGATCTAGCTACAGAATATGGAGAACCATTATGGTGTGTAGGAACTGGAATGAGAAATACTCACTTAAGAGCTATTGCCCCAACAGTAACTAATTCTAAACTTAGTGGTAATGTTTCTCCAGGCATTGAGCCATGGGCAGCAAATCTACTAACAGAACAAACAGCTAAAGGTACTTTTATTAGAAAGAATCCGACACTGGAACAAGTTTTAGATACAATAGGTAAGAATACTAAATCAACATGGGATAAAATCCTAGAAGACGGTGGATCAGTATTAGGATTACCATGGATTGAAGAATATTTTGTCTCATCATTTTCAGACAATGAAGGAACTTCAGGTATTCAAAAGCCACTAACTAAAAAGCAATTAGAAAAACTACCAACATTAGAACAAGCTGATTATATTCCAATGTCTGATGTATTTAGAACCTTCAAAGAAATTAATCAATTAGATCTAGTAAGACAAGCAGGTATTAGACAACAATACGTTGATCAAGCTGCAAGTTTAAATCTAGCCTTTCCAAAAGAGGCAGAACCTAAATTTATTAATCAAGTACATTTAGAAGCATATAGAAAGGGTGTAAAAACACTCTACTACATGAGAACTGAATCAGTACTTAGAGGAGATATTGCTGCGGCAGCTACAGATCCAGATTGTGCTGCATGCGATGGATAAGAAATAAAGGTGTGGTTAAATCCACGCTTTAGGACCGGGATAGTTCTCGGAACGAGGCCAGACGTATCGCTACTGTCTGGCCTCACTTTTTTGTCACCAATTATCATATTAACAATTAAATGTTAATTATTTTAGATAAAATGTGAAACCTTTTTTATTTAGCAGGTATAATAGTCCAATTAACAAAGAAAAATGAACACAACTTCATTATACTTATTAACAAAGACTGCTAAAAATAACAGCAGCACATCTATCTTTACTCCTAGAACTGTTATCACAGACTGATAGATTTATTTTAACCAAAACATTTTAATATGAAAAATTTTATTTTAACATTAGCCCTTGCGGCTTTGACAACATTCGGTGCTAATGCACAGAATACAAAAGGTGACTGGTACGTAGGTACTGGCGATATTGCTAACACGGCTTGGACTGAATTATCAATCCAACCAACAATCGGATATGCATTCTCGGACAACTATATGGTTGGAATGAGTGTTGCACAAGCTGACTCAACTGAAGACATGGTCTTAGGTCTAGAAGGAAGATATTTCCATAAAGGATTCTTTGGATATGTAGCACTAAACGATTTTGATTTCGATCAACTTCAATTAGGTGTAGGTAAAATGTTCGCATTCCACAAAGGATCTATGTTTGTAGATCCAAAGATCGTTTACGATTTAGGAATGGAAACAACTAACCTTCAAATCGGATTTGGTTTAAAGTTCTAAACTAAAACTGATTTGGTTAAAAGTTAAGCCCAAGTTTCTAGGATCTTGGGCTTTTTTTATGAAACATTTCGAAGCAATTCTATATAATAATAAATCATTATCAAAAACAAATAATTATGAAACTTAAATTAGATCGTATTGACCAGCATGCTTTAACAGCATTCATCAACCGAGTAAAACCAATCGATTCTTTCATCTACATGAAAATTGCAGACGGAACAATTAATTCAACAGTTTATCTTCCACAAAGAGATGCAGTAAAGCATCATTCTGTAGAAGCTAACACCATTTTTCAAGTAGAAGCATGGCCAGAAACTGACAAAGAAATGAAAATTGCATTCTTTGAAGGAAACAAAGTTATTGAAGCTATTAAGCACTTTGACGCAGACGCAATTAAAGGTGAAATAGAATTCATCGAAAATGACAACGAATTAGTAGCATCTACGCTACGTATTTTTAATGACGAACTAGAAATTACTCTAGCTTGTTCAGAACCATCACTTGGCTTTAAAGATCTTACTCAAGAGCAAATTGATGTAATCTTTGCAAAAGAAGATAGTAAGTTTGACTTTAGCTTTGACACTCACATGATTGGTAAAGTTAAAAACTTATTTTCACTTGACAAAGACGAAACATTTAGTATTAAATCTGATGTTTCAGGTGTAAGTGTAAGTGGTAAATCATTTAGCGTTGTTATCAATCCAGATACAAGCGGAAATGGTGAAGTTACAGTATACAAAAAATACTTAAGCTTGCTTGACAAAGACGAACAAACAGTATATGTTTCAGGATCAAAAGTTGTATTCAACTCAAATGATACAAACACATTACTAACAGTTTCAACTTGTCAAACAGCATAGTATGAATATCGAAGCGCTAGAAAATAAATCTATCGAGGAATTAAATGATAATGAGGCGAAGCTGCTTGTAGATCACTACAAGCAGCTTTCAGCCAAATACACTGCATATGAACAAGCAGTTAAGTTAACATTAAACTCGATATACGGAGCCTTCGGTAATAAGTGGTTCCACTTTTTTAATATTGACATTGCCGAGTCAATTACAAAACAAGGTAAAAATGCAATCCTTTATTCAGAGACTATTCTTAACAAATATGTTAATGATTTTTGGCATAAAGATACTGCAGTACATTCTCACTTTGGAATTAAAGTAAAAGGTAAAATAGAAAAACCATCAGTAATTTATATTGATACAGATTCATGTTATGTACAATTTCAGGATCTATATGAATCTATAATTTGGCCAGAAGAAACAGAGAAGATGGAAATCGATGTGTTTATTTTAGCGCTTTATGGTTTTAGACTTAGAGATTATATTACTAAGTGTATGGAGAAATATGCAGAAAAAAGAAACTCAGATAATTATTTGATGTTTGAATTAGAAGCACTTGCATATAATGGTATTTGGATGTCTAAGAAAAAATACATTCAGAATATTGCATGGGATGATAAATTAGAAATCACAGATAGGCATACTTCGTTAAAGAAAATTAAAACAATCGGATTCGACACTATCCAGTCATCTACCCCTAAATTCGCAAGAGAGAAATTAGTAGAAGCTCTTAAAATCATATTTAAAAGTAGAGTTACTCCAACTGCAGAAGATCTTCAATCATTAGTAGTCTTTATGAAAGAAACTAAAAAGCAATTTAAACTTGCAGATATCGATGAGATCTCTTTTAATAGAAGGACTAACAACATTGACAAATACATTGTTGATGATCAGAAGGAATTTCAAATAGGTCTAAAATGCCCAGCAAATGTTAAAGCAGCAGGATATTACAATTACTTATTGAATAAAAATAAAAAATATAAAAACAAATATAAGGTTATCGGCAACGGTGAAAAACTAAAGATCTACAATTGTAAATCACCAATATCTGAAGTATATGCATATATGCCAGGAGATCATCCTTATGAAATTGCACCAGAAATTGATTACGATACTCAATTTGAAAAAGCAATGATCGATCCTCTTAATAGAGTATTGACAGCAATTGGTCTACAAACACTAGACACTAATCTAATTTACGCATCGTCGTTATTTTAAAAAAAACATTATGACACCAACATTTTACGAAACTATTTTAAGTTTAACAAAGCAAACACCTAATGACATGGAACTAGGTAATGCAGTAAGAAGATTAATTTGGAAATTAGATGCAGCTGAAGCATCAGATCCAAATCAATTAAAAATTAATTTTCCAGAAGAATAACATGCACGTAGAACTAACAGATAGGCAAAAAGAATACGTTGAACAGTATCAATTTATTCTTAATAGAATGGGCCAAATACAAGAGGAGCTGGCCGAGTTAGGATCAGAATCTTCAAGTCTTATTAAAAGGTTACAAGAAATAAGAGAAGCCGAATCTGTAGAATTCCCAAACTCAAACTTGATAGAAAATCTTAAAGAAGCCGACGAATAAGTCGGTTTTTTATTTAGAAACAAAATAGGTTATTGTGATATAACCTTAAACAAAAAGTATAATTACATGGCAAAGAAAGATTTTAGTTTTGAAGACATAAACTCAGAGTTAAAGACATTAAATCCAATGGGATCAATTATGGCTGACTCTACATTTAGTGAAGTTACAGAATGGATAGACACTGGTAACTATCACTTAAACGCATGTGTTAGTGGTTCACTATTTGGTGGATGGCCTAACAGTAGAACATGCTCAATAGCTGGACCATCAGGTACAGGTAAAACATTCTTAGTATTAAACTCTGTTAGAAAGGCAATTGAAATGGGTTACAATGTAATTTATTTTGATTCTGAAGCAGCAGTTGATAAAGATCAAATGGAAAAGTTTGGAATTGATGTAACGAAAGTTAATTACCAACCTATTAATACTGTTCAAGAATTTAGAACATCAGTTACTACACTTACTAGCAAAATGCAAGAAGTAAAACGTAATGGTGGAAAAACACCAAAGATCATGATGATTCTTGATTCTGCAGGTAACTTGGCAACACAAAAAGAAATTGACGATGCAAGATCAGGATCTGAGAAAGCAGATATGACCAGATCAAAGGTTCTAAAATCTATTTTTAGAATTATTATGACTCCACTTGCAGATCTTAAGATACCTTTTATTTTCACTAACCATACATATCAAACTCAAGATTTTATATCAAGACAGGTAGCTGGTGGTGGAACTGGACCAGAATATGCAGCATCTATTGTTTTATATCTAGGAAAGGCACAGCTTAAAGAGTCTAGTGGTGAAAAAGCAGGTATTATAGTAACAGCAAAACCTAACAAAAACAGATTCGCAAAACCACACAATATTAAATTCCATTTACATTTTACTGAAGGCATGAATGCATATGTTGGACTAGAGCAATATATTGATTGGGAAGATATAGGTATTACTAAAGGTATAATTGAAAAAGGCGAGAAAATCCCTAAGGCAACTTCAAGAAATTGGATCTGTAAACATTTAGACAAAACAGTACCTAACAAAGAATTCTTTTCAGAAAAAGTGTTTACTCAAGAAGTCTTAGAGAAAATTGAAGAAAAGATTAAGCACGTATTTAATTACAATACTGAAGAAAGAGAAATAGATTTAGATTCAATATTAGAAGAAGATGCAAATTAACCAGGATAATCTACCCATAAAATACATTATGGGCATTGAAAAAGATTTACCTGAATATCCAACGGGCTTCGATATACTTTACAAAGAGATTCAATTGTGTGTTAGAATGCCAGATAGACATAAGGGCAATTTTACACTACACGCCCTAAAAACATATAGGTTTCAAGAAACAGAAGAATCTAAATTGTTAGATTCTATAAACGATCTAGTAAATTTAGGTATAGTAGAAACAGTAAATACCGAGAAAGGTAAACTTTCTTGGAAAATAATTCAAAATCCATTTCAATGATAACAATATTTGATAATTTTATAAAAGATGAATCGCTTTTAGAAGAGATACGATCTAACTTACCACATTTATTTAATGATCCGGGCGTATACAAGTGGTATGACGGATGGTTTAATAATTCTCCTGTAAATAACACTGCAAAGAAAATAATTAAACAGATATGGGGCGATGGGTGTCCAATAACTGAAATATTCAATATTTCAGGTTTTGAATATTGGACCGGGATTCAAGAAGCTAAAGAAATGGGCGATGAATGGGAAGATAATTTGGAAATGCATTTTGATAAAGATGAAGCTTGGTTTGAAAAAACAGGAGAATTAAAAACACCTATAATCGGTTCTATTTATTATCCAGATCAAGAAGAATTTGAAGGAGGTATGCTAGAAATTTACACTAATGGTGAAGAGAATCCACCTGAAATTGTTTACGCAAAACCAAATAGATTAATAATATTCGACGCAGGAAAAGATGTACATAAGGTTACAGTTGTTACAAAAGGCCAGAGGCTAGCAATTGCCATAAATTTATGGGAAGAAATACCTTACAGTAAACAAATCGGTAAGTTTAACATAGAAGGATAAACAATAATATATGCAATTCGGTCAAGATTTTGAAAAAATATTCTTTAGGTTATCTTTAGTAAAGCCTAAATACTTACAAGCTATTAATAAAGGCTTTTATACATCTGAAGAAATAGATCTATTAAGTTATTTGTCTAATAAGTTTTATGATAAATTCCATGAGACTCCAAGTAAGGATCAGTTATGGTTATTAATAGGCAGACATCCAAGAGCTAAAGAAAAAATCAATGAAGATTTACTAGATTTAATTTTTAAAACGGATCTTGACCAATACGATGAAGAATGGTTAACTACTACAGCTGAATCTTGGATTAAATGGCGCACATTTGACACCACACTAATAGATACTATAGAATTTATTAAGACTACTAAGGTAACACCTGAGAACGCAGATACTGTGATCCAAAAGGTTAAAGGTCTTATTAATGATAGAAACAATATATCATTTAACTCTGATCTTGGATTAGATTTCTTTGATGTTGATGCACATGATCAAAAAGAAACAGAAAAGGTAAGTTCAGGATATAATTTTATAGATAGAATGTTAGGTGGCGGATATGACAAGGGAGGTAATCTTATTGTATATGCAGGTGAGCAAAATATTGGTAAATCAATATACTTAGCAAATGATGCAGCTAATTTTGTAAAAATGGGAACTAACACTGTAGTAATTACTGCAGAAATGGCAGCTCACAAATTTATAAAAAGAATTGGATCAAATTTACTTAGTGTTAACATAGGTGAGTATGCTGAGAAAGCAAAATCCAAAGATCATATTAAAAGAAGGTTAGAAACAGTGGGTGATGGATTCACACCGCCTGGACAATTATTCATTAAGCAAATGCCAACATCACAGGCTACCGTATTAGATATTGAAGCATATGTTAGCCAAATTGAAGAAGAACGTCAAATAAAAATAGGTGCAGTGGTAATTGACTATATTAATATCCTTGCCAATTATAGAAATCTAAATACTGAAAATACTTATATGAAGATTAAGCAAATTGCAGAAGATCTTAGAGCTATGGGTATTAGGAATGATTGGTTAATAGTTACTGCAACACAGATAAACAGAAATGGCTATAACTCTTCAGATATTTCAATGACAGACATTGCAGAATCAGCTGGACTTTCTCATACAGCAGATATAATGTTTGGTATTATTCAAGATGATTTAATGAGAGCAAATTCAGAGTATTGGTTAAAGGTCTTAAAAATCAGAGATGGTGAAGGTAAAGGCACTAAATGTAAATTGAATATTAATTGGAATTACATGAGACTTATCGAGACCGACGACATTACTAATTCAAACTTACACGGAATATAAAAAAATACTATGGCAGCAAACGACAAAATATTTAACAATTCATTCGACGCACCCGACTTCGAATTAACAGACATAACCTTTGATCTAGATCCTAATTTTAAGGACAATAGGGATGAAGAAATAAAAATTCACTTCGACATGATCGCTACTAAGATCCATGGGTTAATAGAATCATCTAGATTTAAAAGCTTTAATAAAGTAGATGATTTAGGAAGATGTAATAAACTAAAGAAATCAGATATTAATGATGTGTACGGATATATCTCGGATGAGATGGCTGCTAAATTTAGCCGTATAGATCTATTCAGTGAACTTTGTGTTTATTTCGACATTAACCCAACCAAATTTTATAGCTCGCTCTCTAATGTATACAAAGAAGATCTTATACAAGAATTAGATAAGAAAACAGGAATTTTAGGAAAAAAGAACATTAATAAATTATTTTAATGATTGATCAAAAGACGTTAGGTCAAGAGGTCAATAGAGTTTGGGTTCTTGGCGATTTGCATTTTGGCGTAAGAGCCAATTCAATGGAGTGGCTAGATATTCAAAAAGATTTCTTTGAGAATTTATTTATACCTACATTAAAAGAACATGTAAAACCTGGAGATGTCCTAGTACAAGTAGGTGATACATTTGATAATAGACAATCAATCAATATCAAAGTATTAAATTATGCAGTTAATCTATTTGAAAGACTAGGTGCAATATTGCCAGTCCACGTTATATGTGGTAATCACGATATATGGGCTAAAAAATCGAATGAGATAACATCGATCGATAGTTTAAAATGGATTCCTAATGTTCAGATCTATAAAGAACCTGAATTATTAAATTGGAATAATAGAAAGGTATTAATGATGCCATGGAGAAGAGACGCAGAACATGAAACACAAACTCTAGCAGATTTTCCACAAACAGATATTGTATTTTGCCATTCTGAAGTTAAGGGCATTTATCTTAACGCTAAAGTTAAGAACGAACATGGTACAGATTCTAATGTATATGATAAATACACACGAGTATACTCAGGACACATCCACTTTAGACAAGAACGTGGTAAGTTATTAATGGTTGGAACACCATATCAGTTGACCAGATCTGACGCAAATAACTCTAAGGGCTTTGATCTTGTAGATTTATCAAATATGGAAGAATCATTTTTTGAGAATTATATTTCCCCTAAATTTCTTAAGTATAATGTAACACAATTATTTGACATTACTTTAGGAACATTTAAATCACAAATTAAAAATAACTTCGTTGATCTATTTGTACCTAGCCAGATAGCTACGACAAATGCGCTTAGTCAATTGATTAATAAAATACAACATATTAGTCGTAAATTAGAGCCAAATATTTATCAAGAAGAAAATTACATTGATAAAGACTTTCATGACATAGAAGAAATAGAAGAGATGTATAAAAATTACAATATCTTGAATCTATGCGACATGTATGTTGATAGTATAGGCGATGACGAAGAGATGAAACAAAAGCTTAAAGCAAAGTTAAAACAATTGTACACTCAATGTGCATACAACTACGATACTGAAGCATGAGAATAGATTTTATAGAATTTAAGAACTTCGCAAGTTATGGAAACCAATTACAGAGAATAGACTTTGAAAAAACAAATTCAGAATTATTCTTAACGCTTGGTAAAAACGGTGATGGTAAAACTACTATTGCTAACGCCATGATATATGCTCTTTATGGTAAAGTAGAAGGTGTTAAATTATCAGATTTACCAAATAGGATTAACAAAGAACTTTATGTACGTATAGGTTTAAAATGTGGTGCACTACACATAGAAATAGAAAGAGGTTTAATGCCAAATAAATTTAGTGTTAAATTAAATGGAGTTGAATTTGATAAAGCAGGTAAAAAATCTGTACAAGACTATTTAGAAGAAGAAGTATTTGGTATTCCATATCATGTGTTTAAAAACATAATTATTTTATCAGTAAATGATTTTAAATCATTTTTAACGATGTCTAATCAAGATAAAAAACAAATTATCGATAAAATGTTTGGTTTTTCTATTCTTAACGATATGCAACGTCAAATAAAGGACGAGCGTAGACAGGTTAAGATGGACATTGATTCATATGAAAGTGAACTTAATGAAATAATGAATTCTATTGGCTCCGTTAGAGGCAGACTAAACACTCTTTTAGAAGAATCAAATACTGCTAATAAATCAAAAATAGAAGAATTAAAAACAAATTTATTATCACTAAAGTCTAGTGTAGAATCATTAGACGCAGAGCGAACAAGTGCTGAAGGTGAAATGAATGCATTTAATACACAATACAACGATAAACATTCTGACGCTAAAGATATTAAAAGAGAAATAGATTATCTAAATAAAAAACTCAAACTATATGAAAGTGGTCATTGTCCAACATGTGAAACCAAATTAGATACCGAATGGCATGATAACCAAAAGTGTGAATTTGAAGAAAATATCAAAACCAATATGGACAGTATCAAATCTCTTAAAACAGAGATGGATGTTTTATCAGAAAAAGTAACAGGTGCAAGAGAATCAAAATTAGAATTAGAAGGACAAATTTCAGATCACAAAGTTACGATGCGAGGCCTTAAAGGTGAATTAATGAAATTAAAGAGTACTTCGGGTGGTAAAGACTTTGATCATTTAAGAAATCTTATTACAGAGTTTGAAGAAAAAGAAGCCACTAAATCCAAAAGCAAAGACACATTAAATGGTGACTATAGTTTTATGGAAGTAGTAGAACAAATATTAGGAGAAGATGGTGTGAAGAACTTAGCTGTTAAAACTATTTTACCAGGTCTTAATACTAATATAGCTGCTATGGCTCAAACCATGCACTTACAATTTCATATTAGATTTGATGAAAAGTTTAATTGTATTATTAATCACTTAGGTGAAGATATTAATCCAATGACATTATCTACTGGTGAAAGAAAGAAAGCAGATTTTATTATCATCATTGCAATCATTAAGATATTAAAATTAAGATTTCCACAATTAAATATGCTGTTCTTAGACGAGTTGCTATCTTCAGTAGATCATGATGGTGTCTATAATATTCTTAAGATATTAAATCAAGTTATTAAAGAAAACAAAATAAATACATTTGTCATAAATCACACAGTACTGCCACATGAAATCTTTGATAAAAAGATTCAGATATACAGAGAAAATGGCTTTTCAAAATTATCTATAGAAAGCATAGAATAATATTATGATATATAGAATAACTATTAAATATATAATTTAACTAAGTGGCTACGTATAATCTTAAATACAACAAAGACGATAGTGTTATCAGACATATTATTATAGGTCTATTAGCAGATCTTAATAGTAAATTAAGTTTTAAAAGACAATTAAGCAACGATAATAGAGTTATCATTGATGTGCCGTTTTTTTACTCGGTAAGTGGTGATGAGAACTTTTTAAAAGATGCCTTTTTATTTTCTAATGCTAACGGAATTGGATGTGATCCAGATGGAGAATATGCAGATGGAAATTATGATAAAGTACCAAGGGGTATTGTAAACCTAACTTCATTCGCAGTAGATCCTTCTAAACTAGTTAATAAAAGAAATTTAGGTAACTATAACAGGATCAATGACGAAGGATTTATGGAAGGTTTTGTTGCAGAATTTCAAATGATTCCAGTTGTCGTCGGTGTCGATATTGAAATTTTAGTTTCTAGCCAGTTAGATTTATTTAAAGTAACTGAAGCATTAATTAAAAAAATGTATAAGGCTAATTTCTATCATGTAGATGCTGGACATATTGAAGACGGAACTTATAGAATAAGCTCTCAATATATGATGCCAGATGATTACACACAAGAAAGACCAGTTGAATATGGTTTTGACGATAAGGGTAATCATAAAGTAACATTCTCGCTAGAGATAAACTCATTTCTCCCTGACTTTAATTTTGAAGAAGATCAAATTAGAAAATACACTACAGATTACTTTGCACTTGGTGCAATTGGCGATTATGTAGATCCTAATGGATTTATTTCAGGTGTACCAATTGGTCACATATATTGTGATAATGGAACAGGTGCAAAATGGGAATATAATGGAACAGCTTGGGTTCAAATAGGTTTATGTGGAGATGACGAGAATCAAACACTTGGTGAGAAACTAGAAACAAAAGAAGAGGTTGTTAATATAACCAGAAGAAGAAAACAAAGCAACAGAATGTTTACTCTTGGTAACTCTTCGATAAACTTAGAAGATAAACTAACAGATCAAGAAAGAACAATGTTAGGCGATAATTATAACGTCACAGGGCGTGACTTACCATTCGAAGAATAAAAGAATGATATATAAAGTAAATAAAAAATCTTAAACAAGATGGCAAAATTAAATAAAAACATTATTTCACCAGTATTAGAGCATACAAACGGGTATGTTTTCAATGTTGCTGGCCAAAATTTCAAAGTAGTTGGAAGCCACATAGGTATGTTCAATGAATCAAATTCGGCTTTCGCAGATTTACTTTCTGGTCAGAAAATGTTTAACATCAGTGAAACCACTGTTGATTTCATATATGACTATAATAGAAGAAGCATAGTTTCTTCAATAGACGAAAATGCATTCGATAACTTTAATAAAACACTAGAGGCTCAAGAAAAATTAGCGTTTCTAAAAGAAAGTACTAAAACTGTAAAATTAGGAGGAGGATCTAGCGCAGATGCTTTAAACGAAGCAAAGAATGAAGTGGCTCTTTTAGAAGCATTTCTTTCTACAATGAATAAATCTCCTAGAGGAATAAAGTTTACATACAACGTTAACGAAAATACATATTTTGCAAATAATGTTGAGTTATTAAATCACAGTAATTCTATAGTAGAAACAATCGTGGCTTCAGGTTATATCAAATACCAAGATAAATCGTTATTTAGTTTATTTGAAAATACTTGTAAAAACCACGGATCTTACAAAAGATTAGATTTCTTAGTAGAGTCAAAATCTAATAACATATCTGTTACTACTATGAAAGCAGGGCATAACGTATATGTTTGGAGAATGAATGAAACTACGACTCTTGGTAAATTTAGTAAACTTTTACCAGATACTGCAATAGAATACGTAGCAGAACAGACAGGTGCTGATGTAACGTATTTAGTTGAAGATTTATTAGAATCATTTTCAGAAAGAAGAGAAGCTAAAAGAAATAAGATTTCACTAATGCACGAAATGATTGCTTTCTTAAAGGATCAAAAGGGTAGAATTGCCGAAGCAGATAGAAATCTTCCAGATATTAAAGCAGCTGATAATTTAATTAACACTGAAATCACTAGATTAAGTGAAGAACTTACAGATGCACAAAACGAAGAATTACTTGGACTTTCTGATGGTTATCTAGATGCTACAGTTTCTAGAGAAGCAGAAGGTTTAAAAGAAGGTGATCCTATTAAAGTTGATGCAGTAGAATATGCTTCAGCTGGAAAAGACGACACATTAACTGTTTTTGCAAACGACGAACCTCTTAGAATTGAGAAATTCAAAGTTGCATTAGAAGCAGGTGCAGGAGTTTAATACTCATATATAAATTATTAATTGAAGCCCGTTTGGAAACAAATGGGCTTTTTTGTGTATAAACTTAAACTAAAAGTAATTAAATGCCTAGAAAAAAGAATTACCTCAATAACAAAGATCTTTATAATGCAATAGTAGAATCTAAAGATCAAGATAAGTTAACACCTACCGCAGAGAAGATGTTAATATTACTTGCAGAAAGAGCAATAAATAAATTAACATATGTAAATAGCGACGACAGAGACGATTGTTTACAATTTGCCATGTTAGATTTACTAAAATACTGGCGTAATTTCAACCCTAAGTATACCAACGCATTTGCATATTTTACAGAGATAGCAAAAAGAGGATATGCGAAAGGTTGGAATAAAATACACCCACAAAAATATAAAAACACACTTTCTATGGATAAGATTTCTTCAAAGGATTCTAGCGGAGATGGTGGAATGTTCAATATCTAATGTCAATAAAAAATGTCAAGCCAACTAATAATTCAGGATTTGTACAGGGATATTTTATTCCAACAAACCCAGAAAAATATATTGGCCCGACACCCATTATATACAGATCTTCTTGGGAAAGAAAGTTCATGATAATGTGCGATACTAAAGATAATGTTGTTAAGTGGGCAAGTGAGCCTGTTGAGATCAAGTATATATGGTCTTTTGATAAAAGAGAACATAAATATTATCCCGACTTCTATATGAAAACAAAAACAGAAGAAGGTTTTGAAGAGTTTCTAGTTGAAATAAAACCTGAAGCTCAGATAAAAAAACCACAGCCTCCTAAAAAAAGAAGCAAAGGTGCCATTAAATCATATAAGTTTTTAGCAGAACAGTATGTTAAGAATATGGATAAATATAAGTACGCCAGGGCTTGGTCAGAAAACCGAGGATGGAGATTTATCGTACTTACAGAAAAGTCACTTAAATAATGGGTCAAATTAAAAAGGACATAAAACAATTATCTAAAAATGCCGGTAGCATGAATAAAGCTATTAATGAGGCTAAAAAATGGTTTGACAAAGGCAAGACAAAGAGTATTGCAGATACACGTAGGCCATTTGAACCAGGTAAGATATATGTCTTTGAATATAAAAAACCCAAACACATTGACAGGATCGCATGGTTTGATGCTAATCCTGTTGTTCTAGCATTAGATCCAACAGATTTTGGAAACGATTGTGGCATTAACCTAAACCTTTTACCTCCTAAAATTAAAGAAGATTTACTAGATTTTGTATATGAGCAAATGAAAGGTCAAATAGAAAATCAAAAAAAAGGGGGATCAGCTGACAATGCAAAAAAACAAAGTGAACTTAAGTTTACATATGAAGGCGCAAAGAGATTTTTAAAAGATTATGGTTTTGATTTTGCAATAAGACAGTATATTCCAAACCTTAAATCAAATCAAAAAGTAGTCTCCTATGAAAGTTGGGCGAAGATAGCGATTTTAGACTTTGCAGACATAAACGGTAGCGACTTGAATAAGATCCAGGAAGCATTTAGAAACCACTTAAAGAAATGAGATATATAAAACATAACATAAATTAAAAGTATGGCAGGATTTACAGAAAAAAGAAACGGGCCATTGAGCGTCAATACAAAACCGTTTAGCCTCTCAAGCGCACTTAAAACCTTGAGTAGCTTCGGTATGCGCTATGATGATTTAGTACTTAGACAGTCACAAGCCATTGGTCCAATGGAGGACCAGATCGGTTATGGGGAAATGAACCCATTCGGTTTCGACAACGACGATATTTACGGAGCATTTGCAGCAATGTCAATGACCGATATTAATCTTAAGAAGAACATACCATTCTTTGATAAAGATTATATAAGTAAGAGAGATGAATTAAGAAGATTCTCAACCAACGATGAGATCGAAGATATTTTAGATATTCTTTGTGATGAAACTATAGTATATGATGAGAAGAATTTCTTCGCTCAACCTGAAGTTTTAGGACTTGATATATCTGATAAAGTAAATAAAGACCTTAATAGATATTTCAGACAGATCTATCACTACTTTGGTTTTACAGAAGATCAATCAGCATGGTATTATTATAGAAAATTCTTAATAGATGGTTACTTATCATTTGAGATAATTTATTCTCCAGACCAAAAAGAGATTATAGGTTTTAAAGAACTTGATCCTGTTACGTTAATCCCAGGATATAATAACGACGATGGTAAAAAAGTTTGGGTGCAATATAAAGATGATCCAGTAAAAGAAAGAAAACTTTATGATTCACAGATCATATACATCTCTTATTCGTCTATTACAACAGCATCGAGAGTCTCTTACTTAGAAAGATTAGTAAGAGCATTTAACCTACTTAGAATTATGGAACACACTAGAGTGATCTGGTCTGTTACCAATGCTTCATTTAGAATGAAGTTTATTATCCCAGTTGGTGGTAAATCTAAAACAAGAGCGAAGCAATCACTTTCTCAACTTATGAATTCTTATAAAGAACAAGTAGATTTCGATTGGGACTCAGCTTCTCTTTCAACTGATGGTAAACCAATGCTCCAGTTTAGTAAAGAATATTGGTTACCTTCTAAAGACGGCGATTCACCAGAAATAGAAACACTTGGAGGTGAAGGTCCAGAATTAAATGATACTGAAGCACTTAAATATTTCTCAGATAAATTAAAACATGTATCTAAGATTCCATTTAATAGATTCTTATATGAAGATGGTGGTGGGGAATTTAACCTTGCAGCCGATGGTATGATTAGAGATGAGATTAAGTTTGGTAAATTTATCAAGCGTTTAAGATCTACATTCCAAGAAATATTAGTTAAGCCATTGTATTTACAAATCTGTTTAAAATATCCAGAATTTGTAGATGATCCACAGTTTAAAACTCAAGTAGCTTTAAGATTCAATGAAGAAAACATGTTTGCTGAAATGAAGCACATGGAAATCATGGAAAAAAGACTTGAATTTATTGGATCTATGAGAGATAGTTTAATGACTACTAATCAAGAAACAATGGAAGAAGAATATTACTTCGATCAGGAATACCTAGTTAAAAAATATCTAAAATTGTCTGATGATGAAATTAGATCAAACGAAGCTGCAAAAGCAGCAAAAGCTAGAGAAGAAGCAGAAGAGCCTGAGGCAGAAGACGATGGAATGGGCATCTAAAATAAATTGAATATATAAATTATTATGAAAGTAATTAAAACAATAGAAGCGTTTGCTAAAGAGAAGAACTTCGATAAAGTTATTGAAGCAGCTACAAGAGTGGGCGAGGAATCAAAAGTTTATGTCGATGATATAAGTCTTGATTCTGGAAAAACAGTGGGAGCTGTTGAAATTATCGGAGCTATTGCAGCTTATCCTACAGAGAAAGAATTTAAAAAGTATTTCTATGAGCAATACGGAGAGAATGCATTTGGTGAAGGTGAAATTGAAGTGATTATTAAATATTACAATGACGTCAAAACTGAAGAAGCTGAGGCTGAAAAAGAAGCTGAAAAAGAAGAAGGCGGAGACGGTGAAGAAGGTGGTGAGGATGATCCACTGGCAGACCTCTAAAGGTAATAAGATAATTACATAATAACTAAAGGATATATATTAAAAATAGAAAATCCATAAATATGAAAAAAGCAAAGGATTTGCTAATCGTTGAAATGTCGTCATCGGCTCTGAATGTAACATCATCAGAGGAGAAAGATTATGTTCTCGAAGGAGTATTTGGTCAAATTGATCAAAAAAATAGAAACAATAGAATCTACACTGAAGATGAGTATGTTCCTCAAATTGAGGCTCTTCAGCAGAAAATTGAATCTTCTAAATTGTTAGGTGAATTAGATCATCCACAACAATTTGATACTTCATTGAAAAACGTATCACACATCGTTGAAGAACTTTTTTATGATAAAGAAAGCAAAGAAGTAAGAGGTAAAATCAGATTATTAGATACTGATGCAGGTAGACAAGCTAAAGCATTAGTTGATGCTGGTGTACCATTACAAATCTCATCAAGAGCAGCAGGAGCTGTCGAATCAAACGGTAAAGTAAAAATCAAGCAATTATTCACTTACGATCTAGTAGCTGACCCAGGTTTTGAAAATGCAGAACTTAAGAGAGTCAATGAATCTTATGGATATACAACAGATAATGGTTTGTACATTTATGAAATGGGCGAAGCAAATGTTACCGAAAATATTGAAAATCAAAACACAAACATAGAAATAAAAGAAAATAAAAACATGGAGGAATTCGTAAAAGCCGAAGACTTTAATAGATATTCTGAATATCTGGCAAAAGAAATTAAAGGCATAAAAGAGTCAATGGACGCTAAAGCTGCTGATGCTAGTGAAGACATGACTGTAGAAAACATTAAATCTCACAATGATCATATTGCTGATAACGTTAATACATTATCAGAGTATGTTACTTATTTAGCTGAGAAATTAGACCAATCTATTCAATATTCTGAGCATGTTGCTGAGAAAGCAGATCAAGGTATATCATATACTGAGAACATTGCTGAGAAAGTAGATCAAGGTATTCAATATTCTGAGCATTTAGCTGAGTCTATTACTAAAGTAAAAGATTTCGCTAACTATTTAGCAGAATCTCATAACGAAGGCGCTGATTCATCGGCTAATCTTTTAGGTTATGTAGAATATTTAAGAGAAAACTTACAATCTATTTCAGAATACGCAGAATACATTGCAGAATCAATCAACGAAAACTTAGTAGTTGAAGATGGTGCAGGTGTAGACGCTGAAGAATTAGAAGATGAAACTGTTGATGAAACACCAGACGTTATTGACGGCGACGGAGAAGAGTACGCAAAAGCTGACGATAGAGCAGAAGATAATTCAGACGAATTAGAAGATGAAATCGAAGACGGTGAAGAAGGTGCTAAAGAAGTTACTGAAGATGAAGGTGAAGAAGCCGGTAAAGAAGTTGAAGAAATTGAAGACGATGCAGCTGAAGAACTTGAAGAAGATAAAGCTGAAGAAATTGAAGACGACATTAACGATAAAGGCGAAGTTGAAGATCTAGATGACAAAGTAGAAGATACTGAAGAAGAAGTTGAAAATGCAGAAGATCACGTAGATGAAGAAGACGAAGTTGAAGCTGAAGAAGAAGTTGAAGCTGAAGAAGAAGTTGAAGCTGAAGAAGAAGTTGAAGCTGAAGGTGAAGAAGCAACTGAAGAAGTTGAAGAGTCTGAAGAAGGTGCAAAAGATTTAGAAGAAATTGAAGGTGAAGAAGTTGAAGCTGGAGATAATTCTAAAGAAGGCGACGTTGATGCACATGAAGCTGGAGAAGAAGCTGAAGATTTAGAATCTGATTTAGATAACAGTGATCAAGAAATTCCACCAACAGGTAATACTGACGAAGTAGAATCTGGTGAAGGTGAAGAAGAAGCAGAAGGTGAAGATGGAGCACAAGATCCATTAGAAGCTTATAAAAGTGAAATCTCTGCAAAACTAAACAATTTGATTGAAACTGCTCAAATTAAAGAAAATGAAAATCCATCTTTCTTTAGAGTTGTATCATCATCTACAATAGAAAAGTACAATGCTCTTAACGAGGACGCTAAAACAGAAGTTAGATCAGCAGTATCTAAAAGAGGTTTTATGACTGAAAGAGAAATTACATCTATTATTGAATCATCTCAATTAATCGTTGAGAATAAAAACGCTGAACCATTTTTCTTAGCGGCTATGCCACTAGAATATAAAGAAACATGGGCAAACTTAAGCGAAGCTAAGCAAAATCAAGTTGCTGCACAATCAAAGTATCATACTTTAAATACTGAGTATCAAGTAAGAAACTTCTGGCAAACTAGAGATCTTAGAGAAACTAAGATTGATTTAAACAAAGTAGCAATGGTTACAGAATCCAAAAAAGAAAACAAGCCAACGCTTGGATATGACGCTGGAATCTACGCTGACGCTATGAAGAAAAGATTCAAGAAATAAAAAGATATATAATAATATAATCGACGAAACGGGTGACAGAAGCAGAAAACCCAAGCATGTCGAGTTTAACTATAAACACAAACAAAAAAAGAACATTTACAAAATGGCAAATTTAATTAATGAATCTGAAATCAGAGGTACTTGGGCTCCTATTATTGAGGAAGCAACAGGAATCAATGAATCAGAAAAGCTAGCTTGGATGTCGACTTACTGTCACAATCACAAGCTTTATGAAGACGCTCAAATGATGGCGTTAAACCCAAATAGCCCAGGATCTATGAATATAGGTGGTATGGGTGCTGTATCTTTTCCTTCACAAGTTGGAAACGGTGCTGATGTAGGAACTAACGGTTCTGGTGACAAGTCTCCAACGTTATTACCTTTAGCAATGCAAGTTGCTGCACAAACTATCGCACTAGACTTAGTACCAGTTGTACCAATGGCTGGACCAATGGGTCTTTTATCTTACCTAGACTTCGTATACGAAGGAGGTAGATTAGATGGTGGTGTTGCTCCAACTTACATCAAATCAAAAAGTGAAGACGGTCAAGTTGCTAACGCAGTAGACGGTTACTTATTTACTAAATTAGACAAAGCATCAAGAATTGATGGTTTTGCTATCTATGAAGTTGAAGAAACTGGTGCACACGCTGATACTTTACTAGCTGCATTTGAAGCAGGTACTGCTGTAGATAACGGTATTGAATTAGTAAAAGCGTTAGAAGATCACATTCCAGGATTCTCAGGTGCAACAGGTGCAACTGTTAAGCCAATGTCGAGAGAAGTTGGTGAAAGAACTCCGGACAAATTAATGGGTCTATCTTTATTCTCTAAAAGTGTTGCTGCTGAAACTTTCCAAGTTGCTGCTGCAGTTACTAGAGAGCAAGTACAAGATCTTAAACAATTCGGTGTTGACGCTGTTGCTCAAGTAGAAGCAGTTTTAACTAACGAATTGACTCAGTCTATTAACCAACACATCTTAGCAGAAATGAGAAGATTAGGTGGTGTATCTCCAGCTGAAGCTGAGATGTTGACTTTAGATTTGGATTATGATATGGTTGGTGGAAACACTTTTGGTGATCACAATAGAAGAATCTTAACATTTATCTTAGCTCACGCTAACTTTATTGCTAATAAAGGTAGAAGAGGTGCTGGTAACTTCGCAGTTGTTTCTGCAAAGATTGCTTCAGTATTACAAGGTGTTGCAGGTTTCGTACCTAACCCAATGGCTAATACAATTAACCAAGTTGCAGGTGCAATCTATCCATTAGGTTCAGTTGCAGGTATCAACATTTACACTGATCCAACGCAAGCGTTTGCATCAGGTGATATTTTAGTTGGTAGAAAAGGTGACGGTAATTCTCCAGGACTAGTATTCATGCCATATTTAATGGCTGAATCAGTTCAAACTATCGCAGAAGGTACTATGGCTCCGAAAGTAGCTGTAAAATCTAGATATGCTTTAGTTGAGGCTGGATTCCATCCTGAAACTCAATATTCTGGATTCACAGTGAATGGTGTAGAACTATAATCTTTGAATAGCAATATTTAATATTAAAAGGCCCTCTTTTTGAGGGTCTTTTTTTTGCTTTAAACTTTAGGCTTATTTAATAAGATATATAAACCATAGACATTTTAAAAAATACACATAAATGATGAAACTTAATAAAAAAATCATGATGTTTGAAGATTTCGCAGGAACTGCAATGGACGCTTCAAATAACACATCACCAGCTTCTAAGACCACAACAGGTTCAGTAGCTGTTGATAAGACTAATGTTAAATCAGACGATGCTGTTAAAAAAGCAGAAGGCGAAAAAGTAAGAGCAGACGTTATTAAAGACGTAGACGCAATCCTAAATAATTTATCTAAATTATCAAACCAGATCAAAGAACATTATATGATCAATGAAGAGGTTTCTGTAGAAAGCGTTTTAACTTCTCTTAAATCTTCTTATGCTATCGCTAAATGTGAAACTAAACTAGGAAAGTATAAAAAGATTGCATTAATGGCAAATAGTGCTCAACAAGCTGCAGATAATATGCAGGCTGAATTTAAAACAATGACTAAGTTTGATCAGAAAATAGAAGCAGCAGAAGGCGAAAAAAAGGTAAAACTTAAAGAAGCTAGAGCGAATGCTAAAACAGAATTAGATCATAATAAAGAAGTTAACGCTGAAAAATTAAAAAATGCTCTTCAAGAATTCGAAACTGAATTAGAAGAAAATGAAAAAAACATAGCTAAAGACAGTCCTTTGGGAAAGGTATATTTTAAAAGAAAACAAGTTTTAAAGAACATGGTCTCAGAAGAAGGTTTAGAGAATAAGGCGAAGGTACTTAAAGCTATGGGTAAAAAAGATGCTGCAGTAAAAGCTGCAGGAGAATTAAAAGAAGTTCAACAAAAAGGAAAAGAGTTAGCTAAAGCAATTGCAGACGGTGAAAAAGAAGCATCTGACGATCTTAAAGACTTAGAAGGTGTTAAAGCATTCCTTCCTGAAATTGAAGCTATTCAAGCTACTTCAGTTGCTATAAAGAAAATTGGAGATCAAGCAGACGCTCATATAAATAAATTAAAGCCTGCTAAAAAGGAAGAAACAACAGACGACACGACAACAGACGACACGACAACAGACGACACGACAACAGACGACACGACAACAGACAACACGAAGACTGACAACACGAAGACTGACAACACGAAGACTGACAACACGACAACAGACGACGATACCGAGACT